GCATCATTTACTACTGAGGTTCCAATGTCGCTTGAAGCACTTCTTACTGAGATCAACGCTTACGAGACAAAATTGGGGAATTGCTACCTAGCAGATCAATCCATTAAAAACAATTATGTTCTGGCTACTTCTCTTTTTCAGAACATGCTACTTCGTGGGAGAACTGGTAACGCTAAAATTCCTCTTACGAAAACAATTGATAATATTCAGCGAGTGTTGAATAGCGGCACTGATCCTATTTATGAGTTCACCAACGAGGTAATAAAACCATACGACTTTAACCGGTTTGGAATCGATGCTTCTGTACCAGAAAAAACCAGCGTGTTTGAAATATTTATCGGGACAGGAAGCAACTACCGTGTTTCCGCAGACCGTAAGCAACTTACACCATTAAACAAAACCGGCAAACCTGCTCTGGTTAATGCAAAGGTTGATTCAATGTTTATCGAAGGAATTAAAGTCCCTTTCCAGCCAAGAACAGAATCGGTCTGGGCTTACTTCAATTCAGTAAATGGAACGTTTACACTTTCAAATGGCACGTTCGCTGACCAGGCGTTTATCTCGATTAACACCAATGCGAATATTGACACCGTGAACGACAACATTTCGTATGGTCCGTTTGACACGGTGTTTACTTTCTCAGGATCAGCAACAAACTCCGCTTACGGATTCAGGTTCGAACTACCATCTCTTAGCAATAAGATCAAATTCAAATTTGACAAAAGGGTCGTAAGAAGCGGCCTTGGCGGAACGCTGAGAATTAAACGAGGCGGCGCAACAGTCGGGCTTGGAAACTTCGCTTTGGATTATCTGGGTGACCCATTTGTCTTTCAAGACGAATTCGGTATTGAACACAACAGGGTTGTCGTAGACGGAACCGTTTCAATTTAAAAAAGAAAACATTACAATGAACGCAGGAAACAATGGCGGGATCGTAAAAAGAAACAGCAGTTTCGAAGATGCCGGTGTGACGGCTGAGAACGTTGAACGCATTGAGCTAATCGGCAATCCGTATAAATCTTTTGATCCAAAAGAAGAGTTCAACAGCTACCGAGAAGGTTTCAGGATCAACGATAAGGTTATTGTTGTCGTGAAGACTTTCATTGATCTGGATGACGTGGTAGCACAGGATATTAGTGAAAGCTCAACCACAACTCCCGAAGCACCATCGCTAGTTGTTAATTACAACGACCGAACCATTACGGCATCTCACCCTCTCGGCGACAGTCAAATTGAGGTGAGCATAAATAACGGATTTTACGCCGCTTACACAGGGCCGGTAAGTGTCGGGAATAGCGCTCGGGCAGAAGGCTATTTCAAATTCAGGTCAAAAGCCGCTGCTGGAAGAAACGCAAGCCCTGCGGCAATCAGCCCTGTATTCTATATTGCCGGAGCCCTTTCTCATTACTCCTCATTTGCTGGAACAGATGATACACTTCTCACGTCATACACTCCTGATGCGGGTAGTGCATGGGAATTAGTAGAAGGTTCTTTTAAACTTTCGGGGAATAAGGCCGTAACCTCCGGAGCGGCAGGATCGCCAAATAATAATTATTACGCAAGAACCCCGGTTTCCCCTGGTGCAAATTATAAAACAGCAGCCGTTGCGGAAACATCAAACAATGGGATGTTCAGGCAGCTGCTTTTGAAAATGAACGAAGGGACTACAGACGGCATTGTAATCAACATATCCGAAACATACACAGACGTAATTGAATTAACCAGCGGGAATGCGATAACCACAACGATGGTGATACCAGGCCCCATTTTAAATGGACTCGCTTCTGCCCTTTTTGAAGTTACAGTCAACGGCAATTCCTTGACGATTAAAAAAGACGATGTAGCCTATGTAAAAACTACAGACAACTCTCAAACATCTGTCGCAATCGGAACGCACATAGGATCGTATTTCGGTATCGGTAATTCAAACGGTGTTACGCCGGTTGCAGGTGCTGTAAAATTTGACAGTTTCAAAGTCGATCCTCTCTAAAATATCAAGAATGTTCAACAACATAGCATACGTTTCGAATACCGGGAATAATGCAACCGGAATGATCGGAAACCCGGCAAAACACTTTGCTACCGCAGCGGCAGCAATCGCTGCTGCAGAAAGCAGCAGTCAGGAATTGGTTTTAAAAGTCCTGTTGGGCAGCTTTGACGCTCCGCCGCAATCTGCTTTATCGCGTGGGAATATCACAATCATCGGGTCAGGCAGGCCGTTCTATAACTCCAATGTTACGCAGGCTTCCATGTCTGCGATTGGGTTCCCTGCACCGACAAAACTGGTAGGCGGAACGATATTCAAAGGGGCGTTGAAATTCCTTGATGTTGCGTCAGGGATTAAGATTTATAACCTGGGCGTTGACGTTGGTCCGGATTACCTCGCAGCAGGCGGAACGGAAGACAATGGTGTCTTGATATACAGAAGTACAGCCAATGATGGCAGCACAACAGACACGACGCCTTATCCGCTTACGACCAATATTGAACTGAAAAACTTGATTGTTTTAGGCAAAAACAGTTCAAGTGCATTTCACGGGGTAGACATTGAGAACTCGTTCAATCCATCAGTTGAAGATATTATTACTTGTTATGCTACTCACGGTGTTGCAATCAAGTGCAATCATGGGAATTTCAAAAATATCACAGCGTTTAACCATGCCACGGACGGAATAATTATCAAGTCGAACTCTTATTCCAACTGTACGAAAATTAACCTGAACGGATTTGCCACGTACAACTGTGGCGCCGGGGTGATTCTGCAGAACAGGAACGCCGTAAGCGCAATGTCTGACATCAATATTGTCAATGGGTTTTGCCAGGGTGGTGTGAATGGATTCAAAGTGATCAATGATTACAACCAAGGATTTAAATCGATCAGCCTGGATAACATTCATGTTCGCGGAGCAAGTAGTACAGGCTTTTTAACCACTGGATTAACATCAAGCAATACTCGAATGGTCGGTTGCTGGGATAACGATACACTCACTCAAATCTAAACCATGGCCGATTTATCATATCTGGATTTTTCGGACGAGTTTTTTATTGAAGTAGCAACGGCTATTATCAGCCAGCCCAGTTTAGTGATCGCTCGAAGAGTTATGTCGTTTGCTGAAGCCGGTTTATCGAAACGCAATGCCGCTTCTATTTATAAAATAACGAATACCGGGAACGTGCAAATAAACTTAAACTCAGCCATGCCAGAAACAGAGGTAAACGGGAAGTATGTGATTGTTCCGCTTGGTCAAATTACAATCAGCGAAGAGGATTTTAAAACAGGCTCTTTATGAGGAAATTATTATTTATTGCTATCTCAATCCTAATCGCTTCTTGTGGTTCTTCGCAAGGGATTAATCAGCAATTTCTTGGTACAAAAGAAAATACTGTCGTTGTTCGGAACAGGCTCATTGTTGACAGTTCGTTCGGCTTCCCAACCGACACACTTAAATCAGCACCAATAAACTCAGCGGCTGTTAAAAACGGCTACTTGTTTATCAAATCAGCAACAGGTTGGAAGCAGGCAATCGATTCGGTTAATTCAAAAATATTACGCTTCGCTTATCAACCGCAGTACCTCACAAAACAAGTCGGCCAGTCCGCAAAGTTCACGGCAATTATCGCAGGTGGCAAACCTCCTTATAAATACCAGTGGCAAAAAGTAACAACAAACAGAACGTCGGACACGCTGCAAAGCATGACGATACTTTCTGTCGCGCTTTCTGATACCGGCGATTACCGGGTTGTCGTTCGCGATTCGCTCAATAACACCATAACAAGCTATTACGCAAACCTGTCGGTGCTGACTTTTTCAGGCGGAGGCGGAGGGACTATCGATACAACCAGTCTATCTAATCGTATCAATGGTAAACAGCCGCTCAATTCAAACCTCACAGGCATTGGCGGGTTATCTCCGGCTAACGATGAATTAATTCAAAGAAAGGGCGGCACTTGGTTAACCAGAAGTCCAGCACAGTTGAAAACCGATATGAGCCTCACCAGGGCTGATGTAGGGTTGTCCAATGTAGACAATACGTCTGATGCAAATAAGCCAGTCAGCAGTGCCCAAACTTCGCTGATTGCTACGAAGGCTCCGTTATCCAACCCGGTGTTTTCCGGAATCGTTAAAATAGATTCAGATACTGTAGCCAGCCGTGCGTACGCAAGACAGTTTGGTTCTGGAGGTGGCGGCGGTATTACGTACACTGCAACTGCTCCAGTCGCTTTAAACGGTACAGTATTCTCTATCCCCCTCGCAACAAACTCAGTAAGCGGGTATTTATCCAGCACAGATCGCACAGCGTTTGCAGCGAAGTTGGGCGCGGGAGATACGGCTAGTTTATCAAATAGAATTAACCAGGCATACGTCAATATTTTACAGCTCAGTGATTCCACCATCGGATTTCTCAAAGCAAACGGGAGCATTGACACGGTTCAATTCTCAGGAATTACAGGCGGCTCGTCTGGTGGCGGAGGTGGCGGATCAGGAACGGTCACAACATTCAGTGCATCATCATTAAATCCTCTTTTCTCTTCTATCGTTACCAACTCCAACACAACACCTAACCTTGCTTTCACATTATCTTCTGCAGGCGCTTACACCCTCTTCGGTCGGGGTTCAGGCGTAGGGGTCCCCTCTTACGTTACACTGGACAGCAATTTCCTTGCAGGGTTCCATACAGAGGCTTATTACAATACCAAGTATGCAGCAATCGGTTCCGGCGGTGGGTCAACATCCTGGGCAAGCATCACAGGCAAGCCAACAACACTTGTAGGGTATGGGATAACAGACGGGCAGCCTCTCGACGCAGACCTCACGGCCATTGCCAACATCTCCCCCGCAAACGATGATATTATTCAGCGCAAAGCAGGCGCATGGGTCAATCGTACCATGGCTCAGTTAAAAGCTGATCTGGGGCTGGTTAAAGGCGATGTAGGGCTTGGTAATGTGGATAATACAAGTGATGCTAATAAGCCGGTGAGTACTGCGCAGCAAACGGCGCTTGATCTAAAAGCGCCTTTGGCAAGCCCGGTATTTACTGGCACTCCTAAAATAGCGAGTGACACGGTAGCAACAAAGGCTTATGCGAGGTCGGTAGCAGGCTCAGGTGGTAGTGGTGGTGTATCACAAGCGCAGGTTTCTCAGATTGTTTCAGACTCGCTTAATGCAAGCGCAAAGACCGTTCAAAATGTCGCCCGATCAGGATTTGATACGACCACCACAACGTCCGGGAATATTCTAAAATTCAAATCATTCGCATTTAATGACGGTCCAAATTTTCAATGGAACAAGATAATTACAGACACCACGATATCTCTTAATCCAACGGTATCATCAAGCATCCCGACTGCTCATGTTCAATTTGTTTCCAGTACAACTTTCGCCCCTGACTTAGCACTTGGTGGTGCAGGGATTCAGAATAAAAGAAAGTATATCTACGAAGGGGCTGCAAATGCATCATGGGTTCTCCCAACCGCCGCACAGTGGAACGGATTTGAATTAACCATACCAAACACAACGAACTTCTCAATTACGTTTAATGTACCGGTTTACATCAATAGTACAACGATTATTTCTGCAGGTTCAATAGCGATACCAGCATTGGCAGGCGCTACTCTCACTAAACAATCTGGAACAGGCATTTGGATAATTGACACATACCGATGAGAGCCATACTAACCATATTATCCTTCATAATCACCTCGGCTTTTTCACTTGCTCCGACAGCAACGGTCTACTACGTAAAACCCACCGGCGGCACTGGCTCCGGCCTCGACGACGCGAACGCATGGAGCTTTGCTAAGTACAAGTCAATGGAAGGTTCATTGATCCCAGGTGATGCGGTTCTATTCAAAGCAGGCGAATCGTTCTACGGGTCCATCACAACAAGACCCGGCGTCAATTACAACAGGTACAGCACAGGTGCAAACCCGATCATTACAGGCTTCACCAGCGTAACCAGCTGGGCAAACGTAGGAACGAACCTTTGGGAGGCAAGTGTGAGTGCAGGAACGTCACTCAACATGCTCACAGTAAACGGCGTGGTAACCGAACCAGGAAGATTCCCTAACACCGGTTGGCTGCCAATCATCAACGGCTACGACAGCACGATTGTAACAAATACGCCATCGCCTTCGACCTATTCAGGTGGCAAAATCGTAACGAAGAAAAAGCAGTGGGTGATTGACAAATGTCAGATAACATCTATTTCAGGCAACAACATCAATTTCACCAACCCTCGCCCAGATCCATTAACCGGGTATGAAACTCAGCCAGCAGTAACGAACTGCGGGTTCTTTTTCACCGATCATCCAGCAACACTCGACGTGCAGAATGAATGGTATTATACCAGTGGCACACTCAGGATGTATTCGACGGTCAATCCATCCACTCTCAACGTTAAAGCGGCCACCATAAACACATTGGTTACCCTCGGCGGAGTCAGCAATGCACGCTTCGCCACAATCGATTTTCAAGGCTCAAACGAAGACGGAATATTTGTCTCAGGCGGTTCAGGCAACGTGATTGAAAACTGCGGAATTGCTTACACTGGCAGAAAGGGTATTTACTCTGTCTTCTCAAGCAATTTCACCGTTCAGAACAACAATATTTCAAATACCAACTGGTCGGGCATAGATGCAATTCTCGGATCGTATCAATATGTACTCAACAACAACCTTAACAACATTGCGATGCTGCGTAGCCTCTGCCAGCCTAACAACAATGCGAACCACGCTATATGGGCAGCAGGTAACCACAATTTAATTCAAGGGAACATCGGCAACTACATCGGCTATGTCGGCATCGACATGGGCGGTGACTATGATACAGCCCGGAATAATTTCATGGACAACTGGTGTCAGATTGCAACGGATGGCGGCGGGATTTACATGGGTAGTGAACCGAATGGTATTGGCCGACTGATTGAGAACAACACATTCCTGCATGGTTACGGCGCTCGTGATGGGTCCGAATATCCTTGGAACACGTTTGACGACAGCTACGGGATCTACCTCGACGAATCAACTGCGGGCGTAACAGTCAGAAATAACTTCTCCGCCTTAAACGTAGGCGGCGGGGCATCCCTGCACATGGCGAATAATGTCACGTTCGACAATAATATATTCTACGGCAACGTCCATCGCCAGGTAAAGTTTCAGGAAGATAACGCTTTCAAGACTCGCATGGTGAATATTGAATGGACGAATAACAAGGCGCATTCACTCAATGGCAGCGAGCAGGTTTACGTGTTTTATTCAGTTGACAATTCCAGCAAATTCTTTTCCCGATCAGCCAACAACATTCTCTCTAACCCCGGCAATCCTTCGAACCTGGTTCATGAAATAATCGACTATTACGCCGGTGGAGATTACACCTATTCGCTCAATCAGTGGAGAACGCAGTATCCAAACTTCGAAACATTTTCAACCGGTGCGCCTGCTTCGTTTGGATCAGGTACGCCGCAAGTTCAAATCACTTATTCAGGAAAATACAATGCGCCTCTCGACGGGGTGTATCAATCTATTGACAGCACAATATATCAAGCCGGGACAATCGTATTGCAGCCGTTCAGCGGGGCAGTATTGAAGCGTACCGGTGATTTCGTACCGGTGGTGACAGTGCCACGGGTGGTTCGGGGATTTCGATTTAGATAACAATTACTCATGATGGATCAGCGCGGGTATCATGGGTAACAAAGGAAATATAATGATTAAAACAAAATGCTTGTATGCCAAGCCAGGATAACATCGAAAAAATACTCTTCGGCGGCATAATGGCGACACTCGCAGCTATGGTAACAGCAATGTTAAGCAAGGAAGAGATTTGGGCAAAGGTGAAGACTTTCATTGCAGGCGTGTGTTGCGGCATTGTACTGGCCTTGATACTTATGAATACCAGCATATCGGAAGCATGGAGAGGTGTAATAATCTCCGGAAGTTCTGCTTTCGTTTCAACATTCTGGCCTATGCTCGGAAGATTGACAACATCGCTGGTTGAAAAATATCTAAAAAAGAAAGCCGATGACTTTATTCCAAAGCCTTAGTCTTTTGAATGCAAGCGGGTGTGTAGTAGGCATTGTTATGCTGGTTATGAGGCTGATAAAATATGAGATTCCGAGAGCATGGCAGGTGTATATGTTTTTTGTCTTTGCACTTACTTTTCTTGTGGCAATCGGACAAATGTTCACGTTCTTTTATTTCCCGCGAATTAGCCCATGGTTGAAAATGTGGGCGACCGTTTACTGGATAAAAACCATTTGGTTTTGTCACGTCATCAAATCAGTATCAATGCTTAAAAAGAACTTTTATAAATAATCGAATAATGGAAAAACTCAAACAATTCTGGTCAACAAACAAAGTATTTATTCTCGGTTGCCTTTACGCAGCATTCATGGGTGTGCAGGAATTCTTTCTTGAACCTGTGATCGACTGGAAAGCAGTAGGGCTCGGTTTCGGCGTGGCAGGGCTCAGTTACCTGGCGAAAAACTGGCGAGGTCAGGCTGCATCAATGGTCGGAGTAATTGCAAATTCAATTATCTCATTCGCTACACTGCAGGGCGATGCTCAAATGACCGTTTCGCAGTTGATAGGCCAAATCGTAATGGCCGTTGCTTTCTTCTTTCTTTCTGATCCAAAGAGCAGGGGATATGAAAACAGTACCATCATCAAAGCTGCAAAAGTAGACGGCGAAATGATCACACCTGCTGTAGGTACGAATGCCGAAATCAAAAAGCTGGCTGAAGCTGAGATTAAATACAACTCACAGGCACAAGACTCTTAAAAACAACCATCAATAAAATAAATCATGGCAGACAAGAAAATGACACAGGCGTCACTGAAACGCTGGTTAGTTGCACAACCGCTTACCAATTACAATGCACTGGCAGATAAGCCGACTGAAGATTCAGTTATCGGCGAAGTAATTATCGACAAGCAGGCTCAGAAAATCACAAAGGAAGGCATGACGCTTTACCTAAAATTCAACAAGGTTCCAATGCCGAAGAAATTTCCTGCTGACTGGCTTTCCATGACTGCAAAACAACTTGCTGCAGCGTTCATTGCAATGATGTTATTGTTCGTTTGCACAACGGCATCTGCACAGCTTACTATTGATCTCGGTACAGTAAAGACAGCGAATAAAAACACAGCCGTCAATGTTGGGATCTCTTATTTCCGTTCTCTTGATTCGATTTGGAAAAGCAAGGATCTGTACTTCACTGGCAAGCATTCTATATTCTCATTCAATCCGGAATTCAATGTAAGATTCGGAACGCAGGACGCCTTTAGTTCTATCCAGGCAAAACTTGTCGGATCGTTCATGAGTTTTAAAATGACCGACTTTGAAGGCTTCGCTTCGCCCGACTTTTCCAAGACGGTAAACGTTTTCCCTGTTGCGCTTGGAGTTGAAACAAATTCAAGTTTCACAACTTACAATGGAATACTTGAAGCTGGTTACACGCCTTACTGGAAATCAGTGGGTGCAAGCGAATTCCTGAAGCATACCGATTTCTCATTGTTCGTGCAGGGTGGTTACAAGTTCCGCGGCGACAGTTCAGCAACTGCCTTAACAGGCGGTGCAAAAGACGAATCATCTGAGAAAGTGCAGTCATCTATCCTTCGCGTTAAAAGCAGCCTCGGAATTGATACCAAAGGCATTATTAAAGCACAAGGCTTCACGTTCGGGCTGACTGGTAAAGCAGATGTATGGTACGATGTAATTAACACACGGTTCTATCACAAGCTTGACGCAATCGCCCGCTTCTATTTATCCAATGGTGCATGGGTCGATGCGATTTATTCCAAAGGCGCTGGAGCTCCAACATTCAATTCAAGCGAACAATACGGAGTTGGTTTCAAGGTTCAACTATGATCTCAGGAACACACATAAATGGTGTAAACAAAAACCCGCAAGCCATTGCTGGTAGCGGGTTTTGTCGTAAATTGAAGTCGCTAAACAAAACAATTTACATGTCAAATCTATGTAATTCCCTTGAGGAAATCTGGAAAGATGTACCCGGCTTCGAAGGGTTGTATGAAGTAAGTAACTACGGTCGCGTAAAATCACTTCCTCGCCCGTGGTACAGAAAAAAACAATCAAACATATTAGTTGGCGTTCCGGACATTAATGGCTATCTCAAAGTCCCATTGAATAATCACGGAAAGTATAGCGTCCGACCTATTCATAGATTGGTTGCAATTGCATTTATTCCAAACCCTGAGAATAAGCCTTACGTGAATCATATCGACGGCAATCCCAGCAATGCAAGGGTTGAAAATCTTGAATGGGTAACACCTCTGGAAAATTCGCAGCACGCATGGTCAACAGGATTAATGCACTCTGGCAAATCTTCATTCTGGGGTAAATCCGGCGCCAACAGCCATGTAGCAAAAGCTGTGAACCAATATTCAAAAACAGGAGAATTGCTTAACACTTATCCCACTGTTCTTGCAGCATCCAAAGCAATCGGGTGTGACCATAGTTTTTTATGCAAAGCCGCTAGTGGTAAGCATGAATTCGCCTATGGCTTTAAATGGGAATACGCTAAAAATTGATTTGTACAAATGAGAAAACTACTTTTTATTCTACTTATCCCTTTATCCTCACTCGCCCAAAACCCGTTCAGCACGTATGAACTGGTGAAGGATAGCGTAAAGGTTATCGCAACGGACATCGCGAAAACCAAAGCAGACAGCATCTTTGCCGCCCTGAAAATCCGTATCGACTCAGCGATCACGGTAATCCCGAATGTTACCAGTCCGAAAGGCTTAGTAACAACTACCGCACTTGCGCAGAAGCCGGACACAGGAACTTTCCTGCCGCCGATCAGGGCAACGATCAACGCGAAGGCAAGTATGCAATCGCTTATGGACACGTCAGCAACCAAGCCTGATAAATGCGGAACGCTGGCTGAATTACGGTTAATGCCTGTAAGAGATGGCCGGGTTGTAGTGGTGGCAGACAAGGCTACTGCTTTTGATAATACCGGAGGGTTTTACCGGTGGAATCCAAACGCAACAGGAGCAGAAGACGCGAAGTATTTAAACACAATAATATCCAGCCTTAGCAGTACCGGCCGTTGGATTCGAATGTTTCAAAGAGCGGTCGATATTTCGCCAACGAACGGAACGATGCTCACGCTGGCAGGAAACTATAAAGAATACACCGTTTCCGGAACAACCAACTCATCAGGGCAAATCGTTTGGAACCTCACAGATGATGGAACGGCGACGGGCAACGCTTTATTCGCCTCAACTAAAATCATTCTGGTTGAAGTCGATCAGGATCAGCCGCTACCGGAAGATGCGGTAACACCCCGGCGGATCTCGCTTTCTTCCAATCTTAAAGTATTGACCTACGGATTCTCAAAACCAAAAATAAACCCGGTAACAACCGCACTGGCATTAATCGGTGTCAGCATTGTTCCGACTCAATCTGTTGCGGCCGGGGTTCCTGCAACACTCACCATTAAAGGACTTACTCCTTAAACTAATTCAATGAAAAACATACTTCTCGCATTCCTGGTTCTATTCTCTGCTGTTGGGTACGGGCAGGATCCTCCGACTGGTAGTAAGATTACGATCAGGTCATCTACACCAACCGCTGATCAGATCCTCCCCGGCACAACCAACACGGGATTTCGCAAAGTGGATAGTGCGAAACTGGCGGGGGTTATTGATAGTACATTGGTAAACTTAAAGCTTGCCACCAAACAGCAAACCATTGTACCGGCATCAAATTCCGAAATCATAAACAACTCCCATATCGCTTTCTGGGGTGACAGTTTTTTATTCGGAGCAGGTGGTGGCGACGTGAATATTGTCAGCAGGTTTATTGAGTTATCCGGCATGCAGGCTTTTAATGGCGGCATCGGGGGGCAACGATCAGACCAAGTGCTTGCAAGAGTAACAGCAGCAACCGACAAGACAGGATGGAGCGCTGTGATTTGGGTCGGGAAAAATGACTTCATTCAAGGAGTATCGCCAGCAACAATCAAGGCGAATATTGCTTCAATTGTTTCTGCCCTTGGTCACAACAGGTACATAATTATAGGAGTAACCCCGTCTACCTCAGACCCTACCGGGAGCGGAAACGCAGCAGCAATTACAACTATCAACACTGACCTAGCCGCCATTTACGGTGTTCGCTTTTTTGACGCAGCGACCTATTTGAAAACGCAAGGCAATGGAGGTTCCGATAATACTGCAATATCGAACGGCTTGCTTCCGCCATCCTTAATGAACGACGCCATTCACCTCAATGCCGCTGGATATTTGCTTATCGCAAACTATCTCTACGCAAACAAGCTCAACATTCTTCAATCGGCTTCTACGAATGTCGTTCAGGTGGCAAACTCTTCATCCTTAAACATTGGAAGTCTCGATCAGGTCTATTTAAAACGAGGCGGCAAGGTGTTCATTGGCGGTTGGCCTGCAATTTATTCCCCAAACCAGACAACGAATTCACTCAGTCTTTTTGTAGGCAACAGCTCTTCACCGGAACTTTTACAATCTGGTGCTACAGGCAATACCGGTGTAGGGCATAATTCATTTTTCAACCTTACGACAGGGGACGATAATACCGCAATCGGGAAGGCTGCTTTGTATTATTTAACAACCGCAATATCTAACACAGCCGTTGGTTCAGCGGCACTGTTTAACAACACTGCAAATTATAATACGGCAATAGGATCGGATGCGCTGACATCGAACACCACGGGCAATAGTAATGTTGCAGTTGGCCAAAATGCACTTCTTAGCAATACCACAACTTCAAATAACACAGCGGTTGGGCAAGCAGCGTTAGGCTTAGGCAGTGGAGGAACTGGTTCATCTGGGTTTGGCTACCATGCTTTATTAAGTTCAACAGGAAGCAACAATACTGGCATTGGGAATAACGCGGGAGACAATATCACAAGCGGAGCGAAGAACGTCATCATCGGCGCGGATGCGGATGCGCAGTCGGCAACAGCATCAAATCAGGTGAACATTGCAAATGTTTTTTGGGCAACAGGCGCGTCAGGAACAGGCACAACGCCCGCGGGTAACGCAGGTGTTGGAACAAACGCCCCAAATTCCACCTTTCATATATCTGGTTCATTTGCTGGTGGTTATACTGCCAAGACAGCAACCTACACAGCTACCATATCAGATTACGTTATTAATTGTACAGCAAATTCCTTTACCGTAACCGTACCCAGTGCAGTTGGAATAGCCGGACGAATTTATATTATCAAGAACACTGGTGCCGGGACGATCACAATGGCGACCACTTCATCGCAAACGGTTGATGGAACTACTCCTCCAACGATAGCGGCTGGTGCAGTTTTGCAAATCATGTCGGATGGCGCAAACTGGATAAAATTGAACTAATTGGAATAAAATGAAGCAAATCTTTCTATTAATACTGGCATCATGCACCCTTACTACGTACAGTCAACGTAGCAATTTATTACTCGAACAAACCTTTGATTCCAGCGTAGGATCATGGTTTGAAAACAGTACATACTATCCCTACTCGGCAACCATTTCCAGCTACACAGCAAGAGCAGCAAGAGCAGGAAAATCTCTAAAGTTAGAACTAAGGAAAGGTGAAAACATGCGGGCAGAATTGGGTACAAATCCACAATCCTCGCCAAAAGAAGGGTGGTACGGCTTCACTTTGTTTTTCCCGTCGGGCTTTGTCGCTGATGATTACCATGAAAGCATAATGCAGTTTCAATCATTCCCTGATCCGGGGGAAAACTGGAGAAGCGCAGTCATGTTTTTAGGGGTAGTAAAAGACAGATTAATATTAGCTCAATGGTCGGATTCAAATAAAATATCAGTACAGGGCTCACCCAAGTATTCACAAACGGATTTCGGGCAGCTTGAGAAAAGTAAATGGCTTGACTTTGTGATTCATGCAAGATGGGCTTATGACGCCACAGGCTTTATTGAGATATGGAAGGATAATAAGTTGCTTCTACGGAAGTCCGGACCAAATTGCTACAACGACAACCTCAACCCTTATTTCAAAATCGGAATATATAAATGGGATTTTAGCCTCTCTCCGTTGACCAAACGGGAACTATACGTTGATGAGGTCAGAATTGGTAACGCGAACGCGAATTACTTCGACGTATTCCCCGGTAAAATCTCTACCAAAACAATCAATTATTTTAATGACGGCAGTTCGTTGATTACTCCAAATAAATTGCCATAACAATGCTCTACCTCATCCTCCTCTACCTATCCACACCGAAACTCCCGACCCATTTAATCCGGGTGCAGGAAGAAAGGGTTAATGAGCAAGGGTGCAGGTATTTGGTAATCCGGTTGGAAGAGGACACGACAAATAGAAAATATGAAAACAAACTTACAAGCCTTCCTTGATACGCTGGCATGGAGTGAAGGAACCGACAACGGCAAGCAGAAAACCAATGATCGAGGCTATGATGTTTTAGTCGGCGGCGGGTTGTTTCATACCTACACCGATCACCCGCGCAAATCAGTTCGGTTGAATCGCACGTTATGGTCAACTGCAGCAGGCCGGTATCAGATCCTTGCAAGGTATTATGATTCATATAAACGCACATTGGGACTAAAAGACTTCTCACCAGCATCGCAGGACGCTATTGCCATTCAGATGATCCGCGAACAGAAAGCACTTGCCGATATTGAAGCAGGCCGGTTTGATGTGGCCGTTGTAAAGTGCAATAACATTTGGGCCTCTTTACCTGGAAATTCTTACGGGCAATTTATGCATCCGCTTGAAGCATTAAGGAAGGTGTATAAGGAAAAATTGAAAGGGTAGGGAAGTGCTCGAATAATTCGAGTAGTTGACCGACGCACTTTTAATGGGTGCGTTTCTTTTATAATTGGGTGGAATTCGACCCAATTGAATGAACCTCTATCCAGTCAACACAAGGTCAAAAATCGACTTTTTTTGCCCTTGTTTTTAACATAAAGTCATTAGGTGGCACTATCCAGCGCACTCACAACGCAACTCCCAAACTCCTCCGCATATTCCTTCAACGCCCCGTCCTGGCTGTTGAAAGTCCATCTGTCGGTATAGGACAAGGAACCCCAATAAAAATTGTTTGCATACAAATGCCACGTTGCACTTGACCCGGCGCCCATCACCTGCGATAATTCGCCGTGGTGGGTTTTGTTGAGGTAGGTGAAGGTGACGGGTATAGGCATCATCAACCCAGATCAATATTTATCTTATCCGTCCCGGTCCGTTTCATTTCGTTGGCAGTGTTCACATAACGCTGCGTGTGTTTCATGCTCGTATGCCCAAGTAGCTTCGATGTTGTCAGCACATCAATATCATTGAGGATCAGGTTGGTTCCAAACGAATGCCTCCCGTTATGCCAGGTAATTTTCTTTGTGATCTTTGCCCGTTCAACCCAGTCTTTCAGTGCGTAGTTTGCACCGTTCGCTGTGCCCAATGTGAATACAAGGCTGTTAGGCTTCCCCGGCTCACCGAGCAACTTGATTGCAGAAGCATTAAGCGGGATCGTTACCTCGTCTGATGTTTTGGCCTGGGTAATATGAAGTGAAGCTGAATCAAGTCTTACGCAGGACCAAGTTAATGCTTTGATGTCAGCCCATCGTAAGCCAGTGACACAGGTGAAAAGAAACGCCCGTTTCATCTCAGTAGCCTTTGTTTCAGTTGCATTAAGTCGCTTCAATTCATCCAAGGTCAGCACGTCTTTCTTTTTTGCTTTGCCCCGGATCTTCTTTTCAACAAAATCAAGTACATTCTCCCGCATCATCTTTTTGCGGTACGCATGTTTGATCATCTTCTTGAACCGGTTATAATAAGAAGATGGTCCTTCACCTGTGCAAGTATCTTCTAAATGGTTCATGTACCCTTCGATCAGCAAGGCGTCAAGGTTTGCAAATGCGACATTTGAACGGTGCTGCAGAAACTCTTTGAACCGCTTCAGCGCACCTTCCATGTTCCGTTTGTCCTTCTTCGTGTACCCGTTCACATACGCCTGCATCCAGGCAACGACCGAAACGCTGGTATCTTTATTGGCGACTACATTATAATTATTTGCTTCAAGTTCTGCACCGTAGGACACTGCAATCTTTTCCGCTTGTCTTATTTTTGCTTTATTATCTTCCCTGGCTTCCGGCGTGGTAGGTTTAGCAAGCTGCAAGTGTTTCAATGTTTCAATGGATCGCTTACCATCCCGGTAAATGTCCAGTCGAAGGGAGATGGTGCCGTCCGCGTTTTTTCGTTTTCTTAAAGTTACACTCATGTTTGACTCTGGTTGACTTCAAGGTACAGATTTGTTACTTGAGGTACAACAGGGGAACGCAAATAGCGCAAATGAGAACCCGGACAACGGCACACTTAAGTCAAGTCAAAACATTAAAACGTAGGCTGAACGGGCGTTCTGCAGCATAAAAAAACCTCTCCGAAGAGAGGCCAAGTGCCCAGGACTGGCACATTTTTGTTGGCTAAGAGGTAGGCTGGTATTAGGTTTGCCTTTATTAAGGTACAACTAAGGCACAAATATTACATTATCCGGTCGCAAGCATCCTTCCCGCAACATAATTGTCAGCGATAATATCCTGCTCAGTTGAAGTAACATTTGATTCACCCAGCATCCATTTTTCCAACCTCTCCCGGTCAAAAAAAATACTTCTTCGATTTGGTTTACTGTGCGGGATTATGTTTTTGCTTGTCAACTTGTACATGTAAGATTTCTTATACCCTGTATAAAGACAAGCCTCGTCAAAAGTCAAAACCTTCTTAAGTAGAATATCCATAGCGTAACGGTTTAATAAACGCTAAGTAAGGCAATAGTTTTCTTTTTGACAACTATTTGTATATTTTACTTATCCGGCTTGTGTCGTATAAGGTAAATAAAAATAAGAACAACTACCGGGGCTCCGCAATACACGACAAACTCGCTAAGATCGTACTGTTCAAATAACGTTGGTTGATAATCAAAGACTTTAAAACCATCTAAAAAATTGCCTTCAGTCACTGATACAGGGCTATTGTCCAGAGGCCAAAACTTAAATTTATATTTCCCATCCCTGGCTAAGCTCAGTACCACTAAATGTATGAATATCCATAATGATAAAACCGCAATCCACTTTCTCATAGGGTTTTAAGTTTTCTTTAATAAAATAAACTTCAGTATCATTTTATGATCACTACATTGTATATCCAACCCCTGAAAAACAATTGCTTATCACTGTCAGCCCTTGATATAGTTACTTAATCCGTACACCCTTAAACTATGAAATCATGGACAGTTGTTTGTCATGCCCTAAGAAACACCGTTGCCCTTGCTCCGCGCTCTCTGCGAAACTTCGCGCAAAGTTTTGTCCTTTTTTGAATCAGCAATCAAATGCTCGTAAAGTTCAGCTAATAACCGCTGATTTACCTGTACAGCCTCCCAGACATCGTCTAAACTAGATTCTTCTTCTCTTTTCTCTAAAAGGCGGTAGTATTTAGCCTGGTAATCATCATTAGCATGGTTACCAGTTTTCAATTTGTATACTTCAACAAACTTCAGATATTTGGTATAAGGAATATTTCTCCTATTCTTTACCACGTTTGATAAGCTCGTTTTGTCATATTTTATAGAAGTCGCAAGCACAGTGTAATCCTTTACTGTCCCATCTTTTATCAACTTATCAGCCTGCTCCAAAAACTGTTTAGTCAGATCTGTTTGCTCGAAAGGCTTGGGCATTGATTCAGGTATTGTAAAAATATTTTGAAAATAATCTGCATATTAGTTTGCAGAATGAAAACTGTTTGTATATTTACATCGTACTCTAATACGAACTAAAGACAAGATAATGAAACTTACCGAACAGGCTAAAACCGCTACCAATAAGCTGCAAACCAGATTGAAATTAGCGCTCGCTCTTAAAGTTTCTGAGAGGTGGATTTCGAAGATTCTTGAAACCAACCCGGATGATAATCTACTAACAAAGGCAGTCGCAATGAAGATTATCAAGAAAGAAACAGGGCTAAGACAATCGGAAATTCTTGAGGCATCAGAAGTAAGCCCTGCAAAGATGGCATCGTAACTAACTCGTTCCTATACCCTAAACTGGTAAAAATGAAAACCAAATATTATATCTACACGCTTCACAATCCTTACAACGGAGATGTATTTTATGTTGGTTGTACAACGAATCCAGAGAAAAGGTACCAAGGTCACGTCAACCACTCGGTTTATGATTTTACAAAGAGAAAGGCGTACATCCTATCTCTAGAGTGTGATCCTGTAATGAAAATAATTGAAGAGGTTATTTGCGACAAATTGAAATCATGTATTGTCGAGTCGTATTGGATTGAGTTGTTCAGAAATGCAGGATACCCGATCACAAATCAAAAAACTCCGGACTGGATTAAAGGGGAAATAAAACGGTACACTCCACGGTTTAAAACGATACAGGCCAAAGAAGGGACTTTACTCGCTGATGTTTGCCTCACTCTCGCTTCTGCAATAGAATCAGTTGAGCAGCTGGAAGAGATGAAAAGTGAAATAGAAAATAAAGAAGGCGCTAAAACATCCGGCAATCTTTCTGAAAGCGAAATCCCAAAAACACCTGGGAGAAAAGGTTCGCGGCTACCAGTCATTCATCTCAATACAGTTTAATACTCCGCAACAAATAAAGTTTTGGTTAATAGGGTGTAGGTAAAAGGCGGTTGCCCATGAGCCGCTTTTTTTAAAAAGCAATTCAAAAAACAAAATCATGAATACTCCGACTTACAAAGAACAGTTCGACAAGATTACGAGAGCGTATATCGCAGATGAATTACAGCCAACAAATTCATGCGCTTGTTTTATCGGCAATCTTTTGAACAATAATCGCGAATGGGCTATGGGGAGAGTCTTTGACTGGAAGAATCACGGTATCGGTGTCGTTGCTAATGAACATTTGATCATGCTGGTAGTTAACGCCGAAGCAAATGGGCTTTACAGCGCTCAGGAAATTGTTGATATGGAGGATAATTTTCTCTCCATATACAGCGACGGGTTCCAGTCCGAAGACGCCCTTTTCCACGCGATGGAATCCACCCTGGAAATGCTAAAGCAGATCCACATCAGCAAAGGCGAACAAGTCGATCCAATTCCATTCGCAAAACGTCAGCTGTGCTAACCGCCCTCACCATCCTCACCACCGCCATCTTCCTGTATCAATTCATCCGCAGGGAGTTTAAAGAACTCGGAAAATTTATTACGAAATGATAACTAGTCTCATCGCAGCAATCGGGTTCGGCTACCTGATCTACTCGCCAAGTATCGAACAATTCAGAAAGAGAAAACCGAAGCATGACGGGTCGGTTGCAAAGAGAGTTGGAGGCTATGTTGAATTTATAAAAATTAAGCCATGAGAGAGATAAAATTCAGAGCCTGGCATAGCAACCAAAATAAAATGTTTTCTGCGGAAGAAATGGCAATCGATCAATTAACTCTTTTGACTACTGGCAGGTTTATCAACGTTAGCGGCGCAAGTCAAAGGCTATCGAAAGTAATTAATAGCATGATCCCGTTGCAGTATACCGGATTTTCTGATAAGCATAGTGTTGAAGTCTATGACGGTGATATTATTCAGCATTGCATTACAAAAACAAGGTTTGTTATTTACTGGGATCAAAACGGGTTTGCTTTTAAGAAAAAAAGATTAGACAACGGTAACACGTACAATCTTGATGTACACCAAACTCTACTTGAGGTGATCGGAAATATTTATCAAAATCCCGAATTAATTGAACAATTCCAAACTCAACCAGCATGACCTACTCCCACATCCCGCTGATCGACGTTCCGGTAGAAGTATTTATCGCTGAGCAGGACAGACGTTTACGCGAAATAGAACCGCTGCCAATCGGTAGGCACGACTTCTCCCAGGCTACGTATGACGAACAAGTTCGAAGGGAGATAAGGCTTGAAAACAAGCACAACAAAGTGATCATGCTGCAGCTGATGATGGACGATGAAATGCTAACTCAAAAAGAAGAATTACTCAAATGCTAGACTTCATTCAATTAATCGGCTATCCGGTTGGACTGATCGGATGCGCGGTGTATTATTTCAGAACAAGTAAATAATTAATCATGATACACGAATTACTAGCAATGGCCGTCACTGATCGGTATAAGAATACGCTTTATTCATTTCCTTCTGATGGGAGTCCATTGATACCTCGCCGAATGCTCAACCAACGCCAACGCAGAAAATTAAATAGGCAAGTTCCAAATCGCAGGAAATAATGTGCTTACCTGCCTCTCCACGAAAAGACCTATGAAAACTTAGGTCATGTTGGACGGAGCCAGTTGAAGGTGCTGGCTCCTTTTAAAACGAGTAAAACAAGTGCGTCGGGTGGAAAAACAGGCACATCAGAACCTGCCACAAACGCTCCTTAGTTCTTTCAAAATAATTGTGTTCCTGCGGCCGCTCCTGACTGTACAGAGGCTTAATGGCTATCAGGAGAAGCAGGGCACAATACGGGGCGATCTACCAATGGCAGGTGTATCATCAAGGGTTCCGTGGTGCGTGAGGCTAACGCATCGCCTTGATGGGTAGTAGAGGTTCGATTCCTCTTTGCTCCACAATACGAACGGATGGCTTAAGTAAGATTTCTTCGACAGTGTTGCTGAATGAAAAAAGAACCATTGAGGGAATGCAGAAAAGAAGCATGCAGGATCGCACCCTGCTCCGTTCGCCGTAAAAATTCATGGAAGTTTTTTGCTCTTAGGAGTTTTTTGGGGAACGTTCGAATCGTCCTGACAGGCTGGAAAGACAGCCACTTTTTAACCCTTATCAATTCAACCATGCTCAAAACAATCAAAGCCATGCTACTGCTAATCTTAATGCCTGCCATTCTACTATCAGTCGCATTGGTCGGCTACTTCGCAATCAAAGAACCGCTACCCGAACCGGACGAACCGCTGCATGAAGAATTGGATGATACAGTTTGGGGCGGAACATTAAATAATAATTAAAACGAAATACCATGGGAACAAGAGCCGACTTCTACATCAGAAATGAAAAATCAGAACCCATAATGGAATGGCTGGGGTCTATTGGATTCGATGGATATCCAGACGGGATTGCGCCCGGTGTTTTATATGCCACTGACGAAAATAAATATAGGGAACAGGTTAAATTATTCCTGCAGATGGAACAAGGGACGTTGCCTGAGCGCGGTTGGCCATGGCCATGGGATAATAGTCAAACTACTGATTTCTCTTACATATTTGAGAATGATAAAGTACTGGCTAGTTCGTTCGGCTACCCACTCTTTGATCCGCTTTCCGACATTGAATCTGACGAAGAAGATTTTGACGCTCAGAAAATGACAGGCTTTTTCCCAGACATGAAGGGCGTTCAAAACGTCCGATTTGATGCAAAGGGATCTGGGATGATAATTATTAATGCAAAATAAACCTATCCCATGCACATAGTAATAGGCACCCTTGCACTGATCTACTTCATCTGGGCGATCAGGGAATGCACAAAAGAAGACACCTACACCATCACGGTAGATATTGAAAACAATAAAATTGATTGATATGCACACCTTCATCCGCGTCTCTCACGACTGGCTTGCAACAGAAGATCGTTATGCCATCACTTATTACATCAATGGCAAGCCGCACTACTTCTCTCAGAACGCTTTCAACATGGCAAGGCTATGCAAGAAGTTCGAAATCATCACAAACTTTTGCACCGGACCGGTATTGAAAGTAATTACATGGGACCCTGAAACTTTTGAAGACGGACATATCACATCTTTAATTCAGTTGGTGGGCAGTTGGTCACAATCCCGCTGGATTGACTTTATTACCTCTTATGAGCAATCCATCATGCTCGGTCAGGAATTAATTAACGCGAAAGCAAAATATCAGGCAGCATGAGTACAAAACAAGAATGGCAGCCAATAGAAACGGCTCCAAAATACCCAATAGATATCAATTACAGAAGTCCAAAGTTTCTTGCTTTAACAGCGGAGCTAGATATCAAAGTAGCATGGTGGGCTTATCCGCATCCCTTATCGCAAAATTATAAAGACAACAGGCCGCCTTCGGTGGAATACTTGGAGAAGGACATGTTGTTTACACTCAGGCCCACCCATTGGATGCCACTGCCTGAACCTCCTCAACCCGAACCACATGACCCACACCGTTGACATCTACTGCCCCGAAATCGACGATTACAAACCGCATGAAGTCGAGTTTAGTATCGAGGGGAAATATGTGCCTGAATGCAAGTACATGCGAAACGGAGATCCTGGGTACGAAGCGGAATACCCGGAAACGATTATCCATATCATCGAAGGAATTGATCTTAAGACGCTTAGTGCGTTCGAAATGAAGCGGATCGAAAAGGAATGTTTTGATAGCAGGATGGTGGAGGAGTGGGAGTATTAAAATAAAGAAAATGAAAATGAGTGAAATTAATCTGGAAGCTAAGCCTAGAAATTTTTGGGTAAAGAATAAACAGCTTTTAAAAGAAGCGGTAGAGTCAGGTTTGCCATACAATGAGATAGCCGAAAAGTTTGGAACATCATTCGGGTCCGTCGCCAATGCGGTTTGGAGGCATAAGGTAATAACAAGAATCCCGCTTTATAAAACCGAAAAAGAACTTGTTACTAAACGAGTTTCTATTCATGAAATAACTAACTGCTGGAACTGGCAAGGCGCTGTTAGTTCGAGCGGCTACGGTACGGTCAGGGTTGCTGGCGTTGCTTGGCAAGCGCACAGACTTTCTTTTTCGATATTCAAAGGGGATGTCGGCGACCTCCATGTTTGCCATCATTGCGACAATAGAAAATGCGTAAATCCGAGTCACTTGTTTTTAGGCACACGCCAAGACAATATGAAAGACATGGTGAAGAAAGGCCGCAATGTCGTAACAAATAGAAAATTCGCAGCTCATCAAATTGTGTCAATTCGCAAAGCAAAAGAAAATGAGGGAATCAGCTATTGCGGACTTGGTAAGAGATACGGGGTATCGGCAGAGGTGATTAAATGTATTTGCCTTCGCACCACATACAGAGAAGTAGTTTAACAATCAATGCTCGCCATCAAATCCCGCATCAAATGACCATATCCATCATCACCCCAACTCACCGAATTATCTCGGCCACCGACATCGGAATAATCAAAGCCGCAATTTCTATCTCGAAAGCATGGAACTGCAAAGAATTGAATTACGTCCACATGGATAACGCAAACAGGAAAGCAAGCGTGGTGAAGTGGGAGAGGTGGAACGGAAGGATTATCACAATAAAAAACCCTGCTGCAAACAGGGCTAGTAATAACTAAACTAAAAAGTAAAATTAAGAATTATGGACACACTCACAAAAACGCATTGGAAGAAGGAGTATAACTACGACTACATCGGTGCGTACAGTCTTCCAACGGATGGCAGCGATCTTATCCTGACGATCAAAGACACCAAGACAGAAAAGGTGATCGGTGGTGACGGAAAGAAACAGGATTGCTTCGTTGTGTATTTCGCGGAGAAAGATTCAAAGCCGATGATCCTCAACCGGACCAATGCGAAGACAATCCAGAAGGTTTACGGCACTCCATACATTGAAGATTGGGTTGGCAAAAAGATTCAACTCTATGCGACCAGTGTAAATGCGTTCGGCACTGTCACCGACGCACTCCGTATTCGCGATTTTAAGCCCGTTGTGAAGGAGATCGACATCAGCCAGGCAGTTGCAAAACTGAGCGCCGCAGCGAACCTGGAAGAGGTTGAGGCGGCCTTCAAATCACTGCCCAAAGCAGAGATGTACGACAAGCGCGTAATCGAGCTAACAAAAACTCTCAAAACCAAATTTTCCAGTCCTGAAACTGAATCGAAATGATCATACACAATTTCCTGCAACACTCCCCTGAATGGTACAAAATACGGGAAGCTAAAATAACCAGTACCAGGTTAAACAGTGTTATTGCTCCCAAAGGCGACCGGGATAAAATGATCAACCGATTGATTGCGGAAGAAATCAGCGGAATGAGCGACGAATCAGATTATGTCAGCGATGATATGCAGCGTGGGACTGACATGGAACCTTTGGCAAGAAAGGATTACACCAGCGCAACCGGACGCGAAATAATGGAAGTCGGTTTTCTGCAGTCCGACCGCTGGCCTTTGCTCGGTGTATCCGCTGACGGGTTGGTCGGTTCAGACGGGGCGGTCGAAATAAAATGCCCTGACACGCATACGCACGTTGGTTATTTACGCAACGGTGTTGTTCCAAAAGAATACAAGTCGCAGACCCTTTCTTACTTCCTTGTTCATGAAGATCTGGAATGGATCGACTTTATCAGTTACGATCCGAGGTTTATCATCAACCCATTATTCATCAAGCGAACACTTCGCGCTGATTGGTCTGAAGAAATTTCAATCGCATCGAAAGTGCTGGATAAGTTTTTCCAGGATTACGAAGCCGCAAAAGAAGCGCTGCTGTTCGGTAATGTATTTCTGGCCTCACCCATCCCCAACACGAATTCAATTTTAATATCAAAATAAATCAAGCAAGCAATCGATGAAAAAATTTACACTGGCTCTAATTATTCTCGGAATGGCATCATGTGATGATGGGGCAGAGAGCAACCCGGACGGCTTTACCTCCGCACCGCAACCACTCATGATGATGCAGCATCCTCCCGACGTGCCTATCATGCTTATTCCCGACTCCATGTGGGAATGGAAGAATTGGATCAGGTAATTAAATCACAAACGCCGCCTCGTGTAAGAGCGGGGCGGTTAAAAAAAGGAAGATGATCGTATCAACCTACTAAAAATCGAAGAATGAGTACAACCCCGATCGAAAACGATCTGATAAATCAGTGGAGTATTACACTTGCCGAAAGGCTTGTTGATATAAGATTTATTGATTTAGATGAAATGAAAACGGCTATTTCTTCTTACATGAAATCGGCTCTTATGGATTGCTTGGCTGTTCAAATTTCAAATACTAGATCAACTCTCGATAGCCTTAAAATTCAATACAACACTCGCAAGGGCAATAGTAATGTTATCGCTGCAGAAATCGTAAAAACTAAGCAAAGGTTAAAGGCGGAGAATCAAATGTTCGCCCACTTAGATAGGGACCTTCAGGCAAAGGAATTGGTGAAATGGATGAGAAAAAACCATGAAGATTCATTATTGAAGTTCTATAAAACGTTTGAAACTGTCCGAATAAAAATCGGAGATGAAAAACCCTAAAAAAACCAGCATGACGCACCCACCCACTAAAATCTACCACACCGCGTCGCAAACAACCGGCGTGTATGTCAGGACGGAGAAGCACGCCAAGCTCGGCGAACAGTGGGTCTATCTCGGTTGGGCGGGTGAATATCACATGACGGCGGCCAAAATCCAGGATTACATTAAATGCAAACTATTAACTGTTGAATTATGACGGAAGAAGCATACCCTTTACAGTGGCCTACTGGTTATCCGAGAACGGAACGGCCTATTTCGGCTCAGTTCAATACCAGTTTCGCAGCAGCGAGAGACGCCGCCTTGAGAGAGGTTAGACTTCTCGGCGCAAAGAACGCTGTTATTTCCTCAAATGTCCCATTGAGAAGGGATGGACTGCCTTACGCAAACACGCAGAAGTTGAATGACAATGGGGTCGCCCTCTATTTCTATTACAACGACAAGCAGTTGGTTTTAGCTTGCGATAAATGGAATGCTCCTGCTGATAATATGCAAGCTATCCGCAAAGCAGTAGAAGCCATTCGTGGCCTTGATCGCTGGGGAGTATCAGATATGCTCAATCGCGCCTTTACTGGGTTTACCGCGCTACCTAATGCAGCAACAAAAGAATGGTTTCAAATCCTCGGCGTTTCGAAATCTGCAACAAAATCAGAAATCACAACCGCTTATAAAATGCTCGCTCACATCATGCACCCTGACAAAGGCGGTTCGAGCGAATCCTTTCAGGAACTAAACGACGCTTACCAACAAGGGCTTAAACAATCTAACCCATGACCATCAACGACCAACCAGTCACCGCAAGCCAGATCATTGTTCTGGCGAGATATCCGGAGGCGAAGTCAGACCTATTCGCAGATGGTGAGGGCGACTATCATGTTATCCTAAATGGCAATACCCTGGTCGGCTTCGGCTCCACCATCGCTCAAGCCTGGGAGAATGCGGCTGAGGTGATCTCTAAGGGAGTGAGGGAGAGTTGAATGGACGCCCACCTCACCGATACAAAAGTACAAAGCGCTCAAATACAACACAATACCCGAAATAGGTACATTTTAAAAACGACACACATTGTTCAATGCAGACTTTTTTCCTACGCCCTTCCCCGTCATCGAAACGATGCTGGACGGTGTAACCATTCAAAGCAAGGTGATATTGGAGCCATCAGCAGGAAAAGGAGATATTGTTGACTACCTGCAGAAACACGGCGCTGAAGTAATCGCTTGTGAAAAGAATCCGGACCTACAGAAGATCGTTGCCAGTAAATGCAAATTACTGTCTTCCGACTTCCTCACTGTCGCCAGTTCCGACATCTCGCACATCGATCTGATTGTAATGAACCCACCTTTCAGCGAAGACGCAAAGCATATACAGCATGCGTTCAATATCGCTCCGTCTGGTTGCAAGATTATCAGCCTTTGTAATCTTTCAACACTGGTTAACACATACAGCAGGCTTCGCGGCGAGATCGCGGCACTGATTCAGAACTACGGACGCTGGGAGAACCTGGGCGACTGTTTCACTCAGGCTGAACGCACCACTGGTGTTGAAGTCGGGTTGGTGATACTCAACAAACCGGGAGAAAGTTACCAGGCCGAATTTGAAGGATTCTTTACTGAAGAAGAACATGAAGAGCAAGCAAACGGAATCATGCCGTACAACTTCGTTCGTGACCTGGTTAACCGTTATGTAGGTGCTGTGAAGATTTACGACGAGCAGTTGGAAGCGGCGGTCCGCATGCAAGCATTGACTGACGGCTTCTATTCATCTGAACTCGCCTTCCAATGTACGGAACAGGGCAAACCAAAACTTCGCAACGAATACAAAAAGGATCTGCAAAAAGCGGCATGGAAGTTCATTTTCAAAAAGATGAACATGGAGAAATACACGACGAAAGGTCTCAAGGATGACATCAACAAATTTGTCGAGCAGCAGCAAGGAATTCCCTTCACCATGCGGAATATTTACAAAATGGTTGAAGTGGTAATTGGTACGCAGGCTCAGCGGATGGACCGGGCCTTACTTGAAGTCTTCGACAAGCTCACCCAACACTATCACGACAACCGGTATAACGTCGAAGGCTGGAAGACGAATAGCCATTACCTGATGAATCAGAAATTTATTTTAGGATGGTGCGCTGAACCTAGTTACAGCGGCGGAATGACGGTCAAGTATGGCGGACATGGTGAGATCGTGGATGACTTTCAAAAGGCACTTTGCTACATCACCGGTACGGACTACTCGACTGTTACCGACCTATGGCGGTTCTTCCATGATGACAAACATTCAATCTTTGAATGGAATACCTGGTACACCTGGGGATTTTTTGAACTGAAAGGGTTCAAGAAAGGAACCATGCACTTCAAATTCAAGTCAGAAGACGTCTGGGCGCAGTTCAATCAGCATATCGCGAGGATCAAGGGTTATCCATTGTTTGAAGGTGTTAAAAGAAAGGAGGCTGCTTTATGACAACATCACAGAATCAACGGATCGTGGATTATTTGAGGGGTGGTCGAAAAATTACCAGCCTCGACGCATGGATTCAATTCGGTTGCTCAGCACTGCATAGCCGTGCTGCAGATATCCGCAAAATGGGTTTACCGATTAAAGGAACCTGGATAACAGTTGATACGGCGTACGGGAAGAAACGGGTTATGGAGTATTCGATGGAGGTTACTTAGTGGGTTTCTTTGCGGCGGGTTTGGGTTTCTTTTCCGCTATAACAGGTAGCACCAACTTTTTACTATCAAAGTCTTGCTGAACAAGGATTTCAAGATAGTTAGCCTGGGAACGTTTATCAAGATCAGATAGCATTTTCAACTGTGCTTTCGTCGTTTCAGACAGGTAAAATGAAGTTGAAGATTTAGTCATGATAATTTGATTAATAACGGAAACTCCGCTAACTTTACGGTATTGCAAAGATAACGATTATCGGCGTCATTTCAAATGCCCGGTTCGTGTAGTTCTTTTTTTATCTGTTTCGGTTTTGACGCTTGGTTACACTTTGATTTTTGTAAAGGTGCAAAACGTTCAGATACAATCAAATACCACAATGTGGTTAGTTCTTTAATGTGAAAACTGAATACTATGAAACAATATCAATCTGATTACGCTCAAAAACTTAAAGACCCACGCTGGCAAAGGAAGAGACTGGAAATTCTTAACCGGGATTTTTTCGCCTGCATGAGGTGTTTCAGCGAAACAAAAACTTTACACGTTCATCACAGGCTGTATAACAAAAGCGCAGAGCCGTGGGATTATGATAATGATGTGCTTGTAACACTATGTGAAGATTGCCACCAAGAGGAAGGTGAAAAAATGGCATTGTCGATAGAGCGACTTGCCAGGGAGTTTAAGCGCCTGTTTTTCTCTGAAGAAATAGACATGGTCACGGAAGGTTTGAAGCAGTACCAACATGTTCATTTAACCAAGATTTCAGCCGAGGTGGTGTCTTCTCTTTTTTCAAAAAGGGAATACGCAGAAAAAGAACTTAAGGCGACTCTATGGTACGAAGGCAAAGACAAACTTCATCAAATGCCTGACCCATTTTAATAATCATGGCAAAACGTCTATCAGATACCGACAAATGGAAGAAGCCATTTTTCAGGGGATTGCCGAGCGAATATAAAATGCTCTGGTTGTATCTCCTGGACGATTGCGACCATGCAGGGATTTGGCACGTTGACACCGAAGTGGCGGAAATAAGATTGGGGATCAAATTGTCACTCCAAAAAGCACAGGGGTTTTTCAAAGAAAAGATTGTTGTGTTTGACAATGGAACCAAATGGTTCATCCCGGATTTTATTCAGTTCCAATATGGTGATTTTAACGAGACAAATAAGATGTACAAATCAATTTTACCAGTTCTTAAAAGATACGATCTGATCCCCCATTTATCCCCCATTTATGGGGCTAAGGTAATGGTAAAGGAAAAGGTATTAATTACTAGTAGTATAATAACAGAAATGGAGGAAAAAGAATTTCTTACAAATCAGGCATGGAAAGAACAGTTCTGCATGGCGAAAAATATCAGCATGAAAGATCTGGAAACGTTTCAAAAGAAGTTCGTTGCTGATGTGAAGTTGAAGAACGAACCTATCGACAGCCTCAAGCGGTATTTCACCAACTGGTACAACAAGGTTCAACCAAAGGCAGGACAACCCGAATTTACCCAAATAAGTGAGCACGAGAAAAAATTGAGGGCTGTAGGATTATGAGTAACGCAGAACTTTTAATCGACAAAGGAATAGACCTGAGAAAGCACACCAGCGGCAGCATTAAAACGCTTTGCCCGGAGTGTGCAGAGACCCGGAAGCATAAGAAAGATCCATCACTCAGCGTAGACATTGACGAGGGGATGTACAACTGCCACAACTGCGGATGGAAAGGTAGAGTCTTTGAAAAGAAGGTCAAGGAATACGTGAAGCCATTGCCCCGGCTGGAAAAGTTAGGCAAGACCGCTTTGAATTATTTTGAAGAACATCGGAAGATTTCAAATAACACGCTTCTCCGCATGAACGTGACAGAGGCAAATGAGTGGATGCCTCAAACTGAATCAGAAGTGCCCTGTATTTGCTTCAACTACTACCGTGGTGAGGATTTGGTCAACATAAAATTTAGAGGTCCTAAAAAGTCCTTTAAAATGGCAAAAGACGCTGAGTTGATTTTTTACAACCTCAACGCGATTGCCGATATCGACGAATGCATAATTGTCGAAGGCGAGATTGATTGCCTGAGTTTGCACGAGGTCGGGATATTTAACAGCGTATCAGTTCCAAACGGCGCAAGCAAAGGGAGCCAGAAACTTGAATACCTGGATAACTGCTGGGATGCTTTCAAAGACATGAAGAAAGTTGTTCTCATGGTTGATCACGACGAAGCAGGGTATGCACTCCGGGAGGAACTGGCAAGAAGGCTCGGTAAAGACATCTGCTACAAAGTGACGATGCCTGAAGGATGTAAGGATGCAAACGAGATCCTTGTCAAATACGGCAAAGATGTTTTACTGGAAACGATAGGAACGGCTTACCAGTGGCCTATCGAGGGAGTCTTCACTATGGAAGATATGATCGAGGACGTTTACAACCTATACGACAACGGGTATCCACAAGGCTGCAAGATCAAAAGTCCGGAGTTTGATAAACTGGTATCATTCGTTCCCGGCGAAATGACCATTGTAACCGGGATACCTGGCAGCGGGAAAAGCGAATTCATGGATCTTGTTATGTGCTCACTTGCAAAACATCACAATTGGTCATGGGCGGTCTGCAGCTTCGAAAATCAGCCATCATCTCAGCACGTTACGAAGTTGCTGGAAAAGATTACCGGCAAAGCATTCGGTTTCCGGGATAATCCATCATTCAGGATGAATGTCGATGAAAGAGATTACGGTATTTACGTGGTTGACAAGTTTTTTCACTTCATCAACATCAGCCAGATCGACGTAACGCTGCCTGGTATTCTCGAAAAGACAAAGGAACTGGTCGTTCGTAAAGGCGTAAAAGGGTTAATGATCGATCCATGGAACTACATCGAACACAAAATTCCGAAAGGCTATACCGAAACGCAGTACATCAGCGAAAGCCTTACCCTGCTGAAAACGTTCGCATTGAAAAACGGAATTCACGTTATCCTGATTGCTCACCCGACTAAAGTTCCAAAGGACAGGCAGACAGGCAAATCAGAAGTGCCAACGCTTTATAGCATTGCAGGCTCAGCGCACTTCTTCAATAAGACCGATAACGGCATAACGGTCTACCGGGATTACGAAAAGAAACTGGTTGACGTGTACGTGCAGAAGGTTCGGTCATCCTGGCTCGGCCATACCGGATTTGCAACATTCGAATACGACACCATGATTCGTCAATACAAACCTGTGGTTCCGGGATTTGAACCGTTCGATAATTAAACTAACCCATGAAACAAATCATCAACGGCATCTGCCCATCGAAATCAAATTGCTATCGCGTCAACCCTCACACGAAAGGGTTATTCAAAACGAAAGCTCTAACCGAATACGAGAAGTCTTTCTACCTGCAGTGCAATCACTACCGGAACCAGAACATCGAAGGGTTATTTGAGCTGCACGTTGACGTGTACTACCCGAATCAACGAGCCGACCTGGATAACGCAATGAAGATTATACTCGACTCACTGCAAGCCTGCAAAGCAATTCCGAACGATAACAAGTGCGTCAAGATCGTCGCGCAAAAGTTTCTCGACAAAGACAAACCAAGAATCGAATTCACAATTAACCAAGTAAATCAATAAAAATGGCACTACAAGTAAAGGGAACAGTTGACACGGTATTCCCGACCGAAACGGTAGGAACCGGATCATTCCAGAAACGCCCGTTCTGGCTGACTATCGAAGAGGACACGAAATATCCTCAGAAGATCCAGCTCGAATTCACCCAGGCAAAATGCGTCGAGCTGGACAAAATCAAACCAGGAATGAAGGTCGAAGTCGATTTCAATATCCGCGGAAACGAGTATAAGGGCAAAGTGTACGTCAACCTGCAGGCATGGAAGATCGCTGTGATCGGTGGATCTGCATCGCAAAAAACTGAACTGGTCGATGAGATTAATAACGATTCAAGCGAGAGTTTGCCCTTCTAAAATCTTCAATACCCCCTGCATCAACCCGGTGCAGGGACAAAACGAAAAAAGAGAAAATATGAAACTAGCATCAGCAGAACGAATCTTAAAGATTGAACCAATCGAGGGAGCCGATTTAATCCAGAAGGCTACCGTGCTTGGTTGGGAACTGGTAATCAAGAAAGATGAATTCAAAGTCGGCGATCTGGCTGGCTACATCCAAATTGATACCGTTGCGCCTGAAACACCGCAATTTGAATTCCTGCGCGAAAGGAAGTTCCGTGTAAGGACTATCAAACTCAGAAAACAAATCAGTCAAGGCTTACTGGTTCCACTTCCTGAAGGAAAATGGAAGGAAGCCGATGACCTAACCGATGCGCTTGGAGTTAAGAAGTTTTCCAAAGACAACGAGGTGGAAGTTCGCCCAAGAGTGCCGAAAGTCTGGTACAAGAAGTGGTGGTACATGTTCAAGTACAACGTATTGGTCAAAGTGTTTCCGGGCCTCAAAACTTTCAATCGGGTTGCCTTTCCTAAACATCTTGTTCCGATTACGGACGAAGAAAGGATTCAGAACATTCCCGGCGTTCTGGAAACATACAAAGGCAGGGACTTCATTGTTTCTGAGAAGTTGGACGGAAGCAGTATCACCATCATTCATGAAGTAAGCAGATTCGGCAAACACAAATACCGCGTTTGCTCCCGCAGGTTTGAACTGTTCAACACAAACAACGAATGGCATCGTGTAGTCAAGTCCACCGGTTTTGAAGAAAAAGTCAAGGCTATCTGCTATCACAAAGAAGTCGGGAGTAACAACGTCATCGTACAGGGTGAGTTCATCGGGCAACCACAAGGAAACAAGTACCAGTTGGAAGCGAACGAGATTCGGTTGTTCAACATCTACGTGAATGGTAAACGCCTCCCGCAAGATCAATTCTACCGCATCTGCGATGAACTCGAAATCCCATGCTGCCCGATGATCGGCAACCTGTCTTTAAACTTTACTCTACCAGAGATTATGCAATTCGCTGAAGGAAAATCACTGCTGAATAAAACGGCTGAGCGTGAGGGGTTAGTATTCCGATGCATTGACGACAACATGAGTTTCAAGGTGATCAGTAACAAATGGCTCTTAAAAAATCAGGAGTAGTTACCCCATGCTCACCACCACCGCCCTATACCGCCGCGACAAATCGATTGAGATCCTGAAGCACCTAGCAAATGGGATGACACTCAAAGAAGCGGCTCAGGCAACCAACGTCCACCACCGCACCTGCGAGAAGTACATGGAATACCTGCGGGGGAAGTACGGGGCGAAGAGTACCGGGCAGCTGATTTATTTGATGACTAAAAGTAATGCAATATGAAAACGAATAAAGAAAGACCGATCCTGTTTTCGACGCCAATGATGCAAGCCATACTGGAAGGCAGGAAGACGCAGACGAGGCGGATTGTGAAGCCAATGGCGGGCAAACAGTCCGAATGGCTTACAGCGGAGATGATTACGCAATCCCCCAAACTAACCATCACAAAATCTCACGAAGGTGACGGCTACGGCGAACTTGGCGTACAGATGGAACACCCGAAAGGTGGTCCGTTGGGATGGGTTAAATTTCCCTACGGTTCAATCGGCGATGTTTTGTGGGTGCGGGAGACATGGGCATTCATCGAAACAGCAGGCGACGAACCTGATGGCTACTTGGTTTACAAAGCCAGCAATGCCTTCGCTGGGAAATGGCGCCCCTCCATCTTTATGCCTCGCGCAGCCTGCAGAATCAAACTCGAAATAACAGACATCAAGATTGAGCGGTTGAAATCAATCACTGAAGCCGATGCCATTGCGGAAGGCGCATTCTTCACAGATTACGGAAGGATTTGTTTTCATAATGGAAGCGTCAGCGAAGTAGGCGATTGCCCAGCCCCCGTATTACATCATCCACTCAAAAACGGTTGGTCACTTGTAAAAACAACGCATCCTGATCAATGTCTTGGTTCAGCTCGATCCGCATTCGGCAACCTATGGGGCAAAATAAACGGCGCCGAATCATGGGAACAAAATCCTTTTGTCTGGGCAATCACCTTCAAACGTATCGTATGAACAAATGCTACATCACCGGCAAGATTACCGGGTTAACGGAAAACGAGTACACAGGCATGTTTCAGGAAGCGCAACACGAAGTTTGCAAACTCGGCCTCATTCCAGTATCTCCGCTAAACCTCCCACACAACCACGGCAAGACATGGTCCGAATTCATGCGGGAAGATCTGAAAGCCATGCTCGACTGCACCCACGTCTATGCTTTGTCGAATTGGCGGCAATCACCGGGAGCGACGATTGAGATGAACCTGGCGCTTTCGCTCGGGCTGAATATTATTCATCAGGAAAACTCGTAAGACATGCCCGGTAGCCTCCTAACCGAAAAAGAACAGCTTTACATCCATGCCAACTACAAGTTGCAGACCATCAATTTCATGGCGCTGGTCCTTGGAAGAGACCGGGCAACGGTTTCGACTTGTGTACATGCGCTAAGAAAGCGGTCAGAGAAAACGCTACACTTTTTTGAAATATGGATTTCAGGCAAGCATGTCGAGGATATTACAAAAGATGAGGAGCTAACCGACTTCCAGCAGCTTTCAAATATCCATGAGAAGTACAAACTGGACTTCGCTACCCGGCCATACTACATCTACAAACGAATCAGGGCAAGGTTACCTGAATACATCGAACCAACTAAACCTTATCCGCTCCGGCCTGTGCCAGAGGGCTACACAGAAAGAAAAATTGATCACAAAATTCCTAAACATCAACCGCTCGTAAGGGCAAAATGGTAAAAAAATGCAAAAACAACTAGAACTCGTAAAACAATGGAACGATGCATTTGGTGTGGCATATCCTGACCAGCCTACCCCGCTTGATCCGAAAGCCGCAAGGTTCCGCTACATCCTGATGAAAGAGGAACTGAACGAATGGCAACACGAAGCGCTGTTTGACGGTCCGGTAACGAACAGGGCGAAGGAATTGGCTGATCTGGTCTGGGTTGCACTGGGAACCGTGATCCAAGAAGGCTTGCAGGATCAGTTTGAGAAGGTTTTCCAGGCTGTGTATGTGAGTAACATGAGTAAGCTGGGCGATGATGGCAAGCCGACGTATAGGGACGACGGAAAAATCAACAAAGGACCGAATTACGTTAAGGCTGATCTTTCATTCCTCACAGAACACCCGCCATTGTCAATACGGGGCGAATCCCAGCCCTCAAACCTTCCAAACGGGTAAACACATCAAACAACCACAAACACGCCGATTTGAGGCGGTAAAATTGAGAAGTATGAATGAAGAAAATAGAATGGAGATCAAGGTAACCAATAACGATCCGATTGAAAACGCGAAAACCTACACTATTTGGACTATACAGGATATGGTGAACAGTCTGACCAGCGACAGGATCGACGGTTTTATGAAGGATTTTGAGATTGGATTGAGGTCGATTGTGATGGCGAATGACATTGCTAGAGCCGTCAGCGAACAAAATCTTATTGCTCACCCGATGATCTGGACAGACGATCACAAGCCAACCACCACCCCATGATAAAAACAATCGACGCTTACGTGCTGAAGTGTGACGGCTGCAGCAAAGAATACCCCGACATCTGGCTCAACGAAAAACAGGCGAAGAAAGAGGCTGAAGATGCTGGTTGGTTTATAGCCAAGGGTATCGAGTTGTGCCCAATTTGCAGGGAGAAGATGGAGGAGAATTAAAAAAAAATCAAACAACAATGAGCAAACGCAAAACGGCTGAAGAGATAATCAAAGAAAAGTTCAAGACCCCGCCATCACAAGGGTATAACCCCGTTCTCGAAGCCATCCGCGAAGGCATGAGGCAGGAACGGGACGCGGCTTTGGAGTGGGCGGCGGAACAGGCAAGGATAGAGGTAATTCGAAAAGAGGGATGGAACACCGCCTACAGGGTTAATAAAGAAACAATCCTATCCGGCAAAACCTCCCCTGAACTCGAAATCATATGACCTACACCTACAAATCCAACAACTAAACCCTCATCTCCACCGGCCTCATGAAAGTCTACGGCCACTGGATCGAGTGCGTGATTTACCAGGATAGCAAGGGGAAGACCTACGTCCGGGCGAAAGATGATTTTTTTGAGAAGTTTAAACCTTTGACATGAAGCGAAAACTACCACTCGAAACGAAGATAAAAAAAGCATTGAAAAAAGCAGCACAACAAGCAGGGTTCAGAGTAAAAGCAATAAACCATGAAAATACAATTTATTTCACCGAAAAGGCCAGATCCGAAAACGCTGAACTTCGCCAAGAACGGAGCGGTTTATTTTAAAAAAGAAGACGCAGAAAAGTTTGGATTCATTGACGAGGAACTGTTGTCAATTGGAACCGATAGCGACGATCCAAAAAACGAATATTTCTACATCATTCGTCCGGGAACAGGGGCAAATATTGACGGATATAAACTTAAGCGGCGTGCTGGTAGTTGGTATCTCCAAATAATGTATGCATTAAATCAGTTAAATATCAAGTATCCTGCAAGATATGAGTATGAAATCTTTGAAGATGAAATACATAAAGGATTTAAAATAAGGGTTAAATAAAATCCACCTCATGACAAAACAATATCTCACGCCTAAAGCAATCTGGCGAGAAACCGGGATCACACAACGCCAGCTGCAACATGCCAGAAAACGTAAATACTTGACCGACGTAAAAGAAACAGTTGGCGGTAGGCTTTATTATTTTACTATTGAAGAAGTGTGTAAAGTATTCCCGACAGCTAAACAGCCCGACAATATCGCCAACTACGTCACGAAAGGATAGCTGCTAACTATTATAAAGTAGATAGCCTGAACTTCACGCTGTGAAGTTTTTACCTCTACTTTTATTGTCGATTCTCCTCTCCTGCAAGTCAGACCTCACCACTCCTGACAAACCCTGCTTTCTCCGAACTCAGTACGCAGCTGGAAATTCCTTCACAGCCGGACCCGGAGCCATCTCTTACCCGATCCAACTTGGCGTCCTGCTCAATCAAGATAAAATGACTGTCGGAGGGTTCGAGGGAGTGCATCAATTGCATCTGGAAAACAATTCGGTCATAAACGGTGGAGTGTCAGGAGCGACCAGTACTGAAATCGCTGACAGTTATTTAGCAGACCCTCGCAGATTCGGTCGCAGCCTGATCATAGAGGCCGGACGCAATAACGCATGGGAGCAGGATAAGATCATTGCAGATATCGACCGCATGATCGAAGGAAGAGAAGATTACGTCGTGCTTGAAATATTGAACGGGACGTGGGTATCGGAACAAAAGGGTACCCCGTATTACAACAACCTGGCTGAACTCAATCTACGCCTGGCAATCAAGCATAAACAACATTTCATTTCAATTAAACCATATCTGCAGTCATTCTCCCTTCCATCCGATTTGATCTACATCGAACGGGATCAGGTGCCGCAATCGCTGTTAATTGATTCACTCCACCTCAATACAACCGGATATAAGCATTACGCTGAGGCGATTGCAAAGGCGGTGAGGGTTTGTGATAATACAAGTAACCTATGAATATACCAAACGTAATATTTCAGGAACCGCTAGTTATCAAGAAGGGCGGTAAATATACCGGCAACTACAAATCTACAGATCCGGCTATTCCTGCCATCTGGATATGGACTAGCGAACCTGTAGAAATAACCGGCTGTATAATTGTCGCTGCTGGTAACGGCATTCATTTCGGTGGTGGCGGACAGTTCAATGTTCATCACAATTCGATCTACGGCATTTACCCTTCTGACACTTCAAAGATGAAAGGCAGGGCAGTTTACTCTTATCAGCCCAAATCAGCTGTGATCGAAAACAACTACTGCGAAAATACAGGCGGTGGATTCTTTCTTGAACAAACCGAAACACCGGCAACGCTCGTTAGGATCAGGTACAACCAGGTAAAGAACATTGATAAACGTACTGGCGCCAACGTCAACGGACCGGAACATAGAGCGGGCATCATGCTTTCTTCCGTCGTGAAGGTGAAAGAATGCGAGATTGCCTGGAACGAGATCATAAACGAAGCAGGTAATTCGTCTGTAGAAGATATTATCAACATTTTCAATTCATCCGGCCTTGCAGATAGCCCGATAAAAATTAACAACAATTACCTGGACGGCGCCTTCCCTTTCCCGCTTTCTGCTGATTCATTCTCTGGATCAGGTTTGACAGTTGATGGCGATCCTGGTAAAAATACACTTGATACCGTTTCGGCTTACATAAATGCATATGACAATCAGATCATTCGCACATGTAACGCCGCCGCGAATATTGCTGCAGGCCACGATGTGAAGTTTTATAACAACACGATGGTCAGTTCAGGTAAATATCCTGATGGCACACAGTCTTACCGGTTTTGGGGTGGTTGCTGCATTTTTGATGGATCGAAGGTTGGAGCCAGCGTCTTCACTCGCAACAGCATCAAGGGTAACACCATCGGGTACGCACGTCCCGGCATAAACGTTCCTTTTAAAGATCGTCAGGACTGGGTGGTTGAACCAAATACACCTTCAGATATTGCAGTAAAGGCGGCCGACAATACCTCATTGCCAAACCCGATTACTAAGGCAACAGAAGATGCAGAGTTGCCTAAATGGATTGCGAAGCTTGCTGCCAATAAAATAAAGATTGGCAATACCGAAAATACTGCCGTTGTCATTCCTGAGCCTAAGCCAACCGAGAAGTCGTTCATGATTGGGGAAGTATTAAAAGCCACTATTACAGCGGTTGATGATGCACAAAAGCCCGTTTCTTACAAAGTAGGGACAATCACTATTACCGGAGATGCATTGACGGGTGTTATCAAAGACACCGCTGATGAGAAGTCGTTCAGCCTGAAGGCAATTAATGCTGGCACGTCCACTCTTACAATCTCGCTGCAGAACCTGTACGGCGAAACGATCACGAAGACAATAACGGTTACCGTAACGCCTGCACTGGACAGAGCAACAGGAATTTTGATCAACTGGCAATGAAGCGCGACTTATTAAAACGTGATATTATGATTAATACCAAGAGCGACGAGGAGGAGGATTACGAAGATATTACGATTGAAGAGTTGTTGCCAGTATGGCGAGAAAATGGGAAATATTATGGCTATCCTACTTGCTGCATTGAAGACTTATGTGACCGCGGATTTGACAAGGAACCATCGCCTGAACAAATAAAAGCAAGCTCATTCTCTGGTTTTGTGCCTTGTGTTGATTGCTCAAAGAAAGTGAACGAGGGGTTGCCTCTGCAATCTTTAATTACTGATAGAAGATGCAAAACGCCATTCCAATGAAACGCGACCCGTCCGAATATCTCTTTCTCGCTGTATGCTGGTTGATTTGTGCCGGACTGGTATTTCTCATCCTTAAATCCATCGAAGCATCATGAACCGCATCGAACAACTTGAAGCCGAGATCCGCGAATACGAACTGCGAAAAGAAGAGATCAATACGAATCTCACGAACATGATCAACAACGCGCATTACCGGAAGATAGAGATTGACGAGATGATAGAGAATAAGAAGCGGTTGATTGAGCGGTATAGGAAAGAGCCAACCGAACCGCTATACTGATTTCCCGTCGATCAGGTAGTCATAAGAAACATTGAACTTTCGAACGATACGCCGTAAAACATCAAATAAAGGCAATTGGAGCCCTACTTCGATCTGTTTAACCTTAGATTCACTCACGCCGCAGATCTTCGAAAATTCAGCCTGTGTGTAGCCTTCTTTGATCCTTACAGCACGAACCCGCTTACAGATGGCAACATTAGCCTTTGAATGAGTTGAATTCGGGTTTAACTGGAACCCTTCAGATTTCTTTGGCATTGGTAATTCAAGATTATGACGCTACAACTCATAGAAAAAGCAATCAGACCACAGTTCGTATGGGCAGAGCATCCCCGTCGTAGGCTTCAAACTTCCGAAAATAGGGGAAAAAACACAGGCTTCGCTATGGTGATCTTTATCGGTATCGCCGAATCGTTCAATATACCTGCAAAAGAAACCGCTCAATACCTGGATATCGGATCTCCTGAATACGAACGAAAGAGCCTGTTCTACGCCCGTCATTGGGAAGTCGCGATGCAGCGCAAGGAGCAGGGGACGCTGTGTAAAGGGAAGCAGAAAGACCGGACAGATTGTGTCTGGCTTAAAACAAAACTCACTTTAAACGCCCTGAACTCCCTGCAACGAATGTAGGTTACGTATTGTAACTGGCCTATACTGCTTTGAGGGCATCTCGTAACCGCTGGATATCTTCCGGAACGTCTTCTTCCAGCACTTTGATTCTTTTTGGTTTTCGGTCATACCTGAGCTTTACTTCCACTCTGCAGCCGCAGGTCTGTGCAATCCGTTCGAGCGTTTCCAGCGTAATGTTTAGCTCACCTCTTTCTAATTTTGCGATCTGATTAACCTTGTGGGTGCCTTCTGGCATCTTAGCCCAGTAATTTAACCCGAGCTGAGTCATGTTTGCTCTTGAACGAGCGATGGCAATAGCTTTGCCGATTTCCTTTAGGAGTTTTGATGTCACCATGTTAGTTTTTGCCTGTTTGATTTCCGGTAGGTGACCGGATTTAAAAACGCTTTTTTGAAAAAGCAATAAATCTAAGATAGTAGAAATTTCTTGTAGTAGCCTTTATGCAAATCAATTTTCTCTTTTTGAAAGAATTGCCCGGCATTTTTTAGGAAGTTTTGAATTTGCGCATCCGTTCCATTATTCACCTCGATATGCCTTCCTGAGACAAACGACCCTGAAAATTGGATCAAAATACTATAACCTGGAACAGATGCTACCGGCCATGTGGAATTGGCCATGGATGATAGATAGGCATCATTGTCTTTAAACGTCAAAACCCTTCCGATATAGAAAGGGGCAGATGTTTCAATGATAAACCCGGCTCCGTCGATGACGTGCCGGGCTTCTGCAAATATGTATGGGGTCTTTAGGGTTGGGTGCATATTCTTTCAAGTTTTATCACGTCTCTGTGCCATTTGTCTGTCTGTAGATGATTTTGCCTGTCGTAAAGCTCAATCTTTCCGCCTGGTTTTGTTCCTACCACTTCTAAGACGCATTCCCCCCTTTTAAACTTGTCGCCAATTCTTATTGTTGTATTTGGAACTTCAGTTTCTATCTCGAATAGGTAAAAATTATTGCCAGCACTTACGTACTTATAAGGGCGAAGGTAATAGGCAGTAGGATAATTTTTAGCGGCAATTTCAACTGCTTCTTTCTTTGATGAAGCGAAAATGACGTGTTGAATGTATTTGTATTGCATCTTTTTATCGCCCCTTTACAGTGGGCATCTGATTTTATAGTTGTGAAATTACTTATTCTGGTTTATAAGTCAAAATGTAAGTCTTGCCAAACATTTGCACCTTTGTTATACCCGGCAGAATCCAACCTTCTTTGATTGCCTTTCTCACTGCCTGTGTTGAGATCCCGCGAATCTCTGCGTATTGAGTGACTGTAATTTGTTGCGCTTTCATGGTTCTAGTTTGTTTACTGCCTTTCGGCAGTCATCACAATTTGAGGGACTTTGAACCCGTAGAACCTAATTGATACCGGCAATAATTTTACCTGTATTCAGGTCTTTATAGATTAACCTATAATCGTGTATGCGATCAATCCAAATCAGGTCCAGCAATTCAACGTTATCTGAGCGAAAAGCAATCTTTTGAGTGAACCTGTAGTAAACATTTGAGGCTGTCTGGTCAACTCCGCCCCATTGTTCCGGCTGCCAATCTCCGTTTGCCTGTATCTGCCACCCGTGATCCTTACCAATTTTAGCGAAGATGTTTAACACGTCTGCCCGGTATTTGTAATCGGTTAAAGTGTGCGCTGTTTGGCGTGAGCATTGAACGTACTTAGCACATGCAACCTCTTTTACTTCTCCATTTGGCAGAACATCGAGCGCATGTGAAGTATGAATATACATATCGTCCATTGAATCAAAATAGCCGTATTGTCTGCGTTTAACGATGTTTTCTACCTCGTTGTAAGTTGGTCCGAAGATCCATTTAACATCTACTGAGTTGCCACCCGCGAAATTTTCAGACTTAACGCTGAATTTAGTTGTTGGGTATTTGGCTTTCAAGATTGCTTTAATCTCTTTGGCTGCCTGTGCTGATTCTGATTTGATTTTCATTTTGCTTGTTACCATTGTTATACTGTTGGCATCAGTTTTTGAAGTGTTGTTGATTATTTAGAAGCAATCTGGTTTTGTAACATATCGTCTAACTGATCATAGTCCAGTTCAGGATGTTCCATGTGCAGTTTGTCGATCTGATAGCAGTCTGATTCCTCTTGGCATTCTTCCTGATCATGTACATAATTTACCTGGCCTTTGTACGGGCATAACTCCCACTGGCAGGAATGAGAAACCAGGGCATAAATTACGATGGAAACGAAAGTGAAAACAATAACGATTTGAAGTACTTTGTTTTTCATGTGTTTGTCGCCCCTTTTTTATCGGTGGGCATCCGTTTTTGTTTGTTGATGATGTAAATATATGTTGCTATATCGCAACTAACAAGGATTTACCAAACTATTTTAAAAATATTTTTTCAGCCTATTATTCTAATTTATCGAAACTCAACGCTGCAAAGGATTACAGGCCATATCACCACCAGAAAAATATTTCGTATCTTACACGTTACGAATCATAACTCATGCCCTATAATAAATCGGACCTGCGTAGACTACTCGAAGAATCAGATATTAACCTGATTGATCCTATCTCTATCCCGGAATCTCTCATTGAGTTTAATAGCGCACCTGTCGCAACACTTGGTAACTTCTCAGCCATTATAGGTAGGGCAAAATCAAAGAAAACATACTTCCTGACTTATCTCATGGCTCAGGCGTTTAAATCAACCACAAAAAAGATCAATATAACCAGACCAAAGGGGAAATCTGGTGTTGTATTATTCGATACAGAACAATCATCAACCAGGACCCAAAAAAACATAAATACCCTGGGTAAAATGTGTTCTGACAGTGAAATTGATCTGAAGATTAAAAACCTGCGTAAACATCAGCCATCATTAAGAGCAGAACTGATTGAACAATACTTAGAAGATAATCATGAGGACATCTGCTTGGTTGTTCTCGATGGCGTAAAGGATTTGGTTAACTCGATCAACAATGAAGAACAAGCAACATATATTGTTAGTAAACTCCTGCAATGGACTGACGTATATAACGTACACATTATTGTAGTGCTTCACCAGAATAAAGCCGACTCAAACGCTCGTGGTCATCTTGGGACTGAAATAGTGAACAAGGCTGAATCAGTGATAGAAGTGATGAAGGATCAACACAATAAAGACATCAGCCATATTAAATGTGTATTTGCTCGTGATAAAGAGTTTGAACCTCTTACGCTGTTGATCAAGCCGGATGGAATACCAGAACTGATAGAAGATCGAAAAGTTTTCAAATCTACACAGGACAAATACGATGACAGCGATCTAGTGCAAACCATTCTGACTGATATCTTTTCAGAATACCCCTCTCTCACTTATGGGTCACTCAAAAGCCAGTTGAAACAACATTGCATCAAGAATAGTCTGTCACACCACGACAAAAAACTGGTTGCAATTATTGCCGAAAACAAGCAAAATGGCAATTTAACCACGAAAAAAGGTGCAAAAAACACAACTATATATCAATCAATACTTTAGGTGTTGGTGTGGTGTTGGTGTGGTGTTAGGGAATGTTTAGTGTGGTGTTGGTGTATGTGCGTATATATAGTACGCACTATACCCACACTGACTCACACTGACTGGAATACATTTATCTATCATAACGCTCTTTCCTTGCTGTTGTCTCGATCAGATTCAACGTGTTCATTCCTTGTACAGACACTTTATATCTCAATGGCTTAAGATCAACAGTTATTAAAAACCCTCTTGTACATAATTCCCGGCAAACGTCATATAACCTCTCTGAACTGGCTCCATGACCACAATGCGTTAACAGCTGATCAACTACACTTACTTCGACAAATTTATTCTGAGCATCATTGATCGCAAATGCGTACAATATGTTAGCCTGTAATATACTTAGTGAACCGTATTTCTTTGAGTACTTCCTTAAAGCCTTCTTGAATAGAAAAGCTCTGGTAAAATTGCGATAGCTGGCTTTGGTCATAATCCAAGTTTTGATAGTATACCCTTGTGTAAACGTGGGGATTCTTGTATATAATACAGGGTTGATCGATTTACAGGGACTTTTGTAGGTGATAGAAAGGTGGAAGACATTAAACGCAGTTATTCAACGACAACCGCAGCAACATTGCAATTATAACCCACATCACACATCTGATCCATAGACCCAGGCTGCGTTTCCCCTGTCTAATTACCTGACATATAGGCAATTTCCCCCTGATTTGCCCTAAAGTTCCCCAATGTGACAAATCCGTTTATTTTAAATCATTGACAATCAATGAAATCACGTTTTTGAATTGTCCATATAATTACGATTATGTTAAGTAGCTATTTGGAATTTGAAATCGGCAAAGTTCGACCCACCCCTTTGCCAGTTTCCGTTTCCCTTTCCGCGATGAACCCGGTGCTATAATACACTTACCCCAAATCAGTATCCACACATTGCTTTTTTGCTTCTTTACCATCATCAGCAAACTCCAGTGCCTTGCTGCATGTTGAATACATCACTGAGATAAACGAGAGGAATTTCACTATAAACCAACCTAAAGAATCTCCGTTTCGAATAGAAGCATTCAGGACATCATCTGCAATAAAAGACATCGTCAGAAAGCCTCCTGTCAAAACGATAGCAAGCAATATTCTCCAATGTTTATTTTTCATACTCTAAATTTTCTAATCCACCCTAACCCACATCTTCCGATCCAGGTTGAGTGTATAAATGCGTACCGGTTTATTGAGTGCTCGTGCTTTACTAATCGCATCGAGTGATCCACCAGACACGCCATCCCAGAAAGCAACCATTTCGTCACAGTCAGCGGCTATTATACCATTCCTGACCTTCGGCGCTTTGTATCGACCATAAGTCTCGTAATCAGGCAAATGCTCTGTAAAGGGGATATTATTGCGTTTAGCGTAATCTACTGCCAGTGAATCAACGCCGACTGCTCCACCAGATACAACGTGCTGCAGTTTAAGCGCATCGAATGTTCGGTCTGAGATGTGTTTGATCGAGCGAGATCCTATGACGGCTGTTTTACGCATGAGGTCTGTTGCCAGCGAACCTACATAACACTCGCATAAGCCTGTCGAGGTAGGGTTTCGCTTCTTCTAACGAACCGGCTAATTGTATGTACGCACGTTCAATCTCCTTCCAATTCGTTATCCTCGGCGCATTCGGGTCAATCTTCCAGGTGTTGTTCATGGCGTTTGTTTTGTGATCCAAGACTTGAAAGCATTTTAAATTGGGCAAAGACGCCAATAATAGCCGCTGCCCATCCTAGCATGCCACTTAGTTCGTGATTGTAAATACACAGAACTTCGTTTGACCCATACAAAACAAGCAGAAAATACATTAACCGTTTTCGGTTACTCTTAGTTTCTTTCATTCAGTTCATTTACCCCACATCAACAGCTGCAGGGATAGTTCGAGATCGGTCATGGCAATCCAATATAAGCAGGTTCATACATCGCTTCGAAAGCAGCCTTTCGCATGACGTACTTTGTGTTATCGGTTCTGGTGATAACGTAATCGTCCGGCAGCACCGGAATAGAATCGCCAACGTAAGGTATCGACACAAGCCAGTCGTCTTGATCAATCACCTGGGTGTAGAAGTGCGCGAACAGATCGAGCGCTGCAGGAATCGGGTTAACGTCAAGCGTGTCCGACGTAAACGAAATAAAGCCGTCTTCCATGCCTTGTTGGTATGGATCAGCTTCGATTGTCGGTCCGGGCTTTAATTGGTATGTTGCCATTATGCTTGTTTAAGAATTTCAGCGTCAATGTCTGCCAACAATCGCTCGTAATCTCCGTCGTGCTGGATATAATACACTTGAGCATTCCACCAAATATTATCAATCTCCTGCCTATCAGAGATTATGTATTCCCTGAACTCGGGTAACGATTCGCAAACAGTAGTATTCCCCATATCAATTCAGTTTCAGTAAAACATTCTCTTTCCTCACTAGCCTGCACTTCACACCGCCTTCCTCAACTTCTATCCCGGCATTCTCTTCATACAGGACTTTATCACCCGGAAGTAGTACAGTCTCTTCGTCAAGCAGCAAGCCTTCGCCAACCGCCCGGACAAACCCGGTGTTCTGTTTTTGTTTTGCTGTAGGGGGAATGATGATACCGCCTGAAGTTTTATCGCCAGGCACAATAGGTTCGATTAAAACGCGGTCGCCGATTGGTTTGATCATATTAGGAATTTTGTTTTTTAAGTCCTATTAAGACCTCTTTTGCTTTGTCCCAAGCAGACAGCCATTCATGAGGCATAGCAAAAGCGTTGACCGTCCCTTCAGAGTCCTGCAATACTTCGCCAGCATTTTTATCTTGCTCATGCAGGCTAAAAAGTATCTCTAAAACTTCCATTGGCGAAGGATTTGTATCGCCTTTGTTTTTCTCTTTGTAAAAACGATTGTCCAATTGGTTCATGTTATAATCTGTTTTTGTATTCAATAATTTTATCCTTCCAATTTTTAAACCCCATGAATTTTAAAACAGTTTCGTTCAGCTCAATGTCACATGGCAAACAAATCGGCCTGTACGTGTTATTGTCGGAACAGATTTGCCATTGAAAGGTAGCGGTTGCTTGACAGCGAAAACACTTCATTCGCCTGATACCGATTTGAGTGTATGGCTTCTTTCTCATTTGAATCGTGTTGTCGGGGAAGGATAAGGGAGTGTTACCAGCACTTTGCCCCTTACCTATATTCCCTTTTGCTTACGAGGCTATTTTGAACAACGTATGTGACTATACGCATTTGTCGTTTTAATCCACCAATGGTACACCGAGTCTGTTCCTTTTTTAATCTTGCAACCGCACTCATAACAAACACGGTCACGTTTTGAACGGACGATCTTCGGCAGGTTTTCATTTTTCATGGCTTGTTTTAAAAAACCCAAGCCGTGGAGAACGGCTCAGGGGTAAATCTTAAATTTCCAATACCTATGTGAAAGAGATTTAAAGTTACGAATCATAACGCAATAAGTAAGCATTTTTATCCCACTTTATTTGATCCAAATAATCTTGCCGTAATATTTACAGGGGTAAAGGTTACGAATCATAACTTTGGGGCTTATGGTGTACCCAAAATCCCCGGTCAATACTATTCTCGTGCAGATCGAAAAAAAGTATGAGGATGAAATCATTACGGGTAGTGGCATAAAGTTATACAAGGACACATCGTACAACCCGGAATGGAACGTTACCGCTACGGGCAAAGTCGTTTCTGTTCCTGCAAGGTTGGCTGATCGTGTTACGGAGGCCGGGACGTTCGTTGCTGGTGATTCTCCTACGCTGATTGTGCCTGATGTGCAGGTCGGGGATGAATTATTCTTCGGCTACAGCGTGATTGAGGACAAAGACTACATAAACAGCCCGGACGCTTTCCGGGAAGTCGAGGATAGCCAGTCAACGCTATACTCCAACAGCAAAAAAGAACAGCTGCGTTTACAGAAACTCTCAAAGAATCTCGCTATCTGCATCTGGACGGACGCGAATAACAAAAGACTCGGTGGATACCAGGGCAAACCGGACGAATGTATCAAATGGTTGCAGCAGAATTTCACGTTTGCGGGTGATGACAACTTGGTTTACAAAAACCTGCTGCCTTACAACGGCGAAGATTACTGGATGGTGAACTACCTCGAAGCAAAAGGCGTGAAAAGAGACGGTGAGATCATCATGCTTGCGGGAAATGTTCTTTGTGAAGCGCCGGAAGAATCAACAGGCTTTGAACTGGACGAAAACAAACTGCTTCATACGGTAAAAAAGGTTGACAAGAGTATACTAACCGTTGTTGCGACAGGGAAGCCGCTTAAAAATGAACCGGAGTTAGGGTTGCAATCCGGTGATAAAATCAAAGTAAACGCAGATCACGTTCAAACATATACCGTCTGGGGTAAAGAATACGCCATGATCGATCAAAGATCAATATTCGGCAAATTATGACACTGAAAGAGATACATGATTTCATTCTGCTTGTCATTGACAAAGAAATATCTGGATGGGTGCGTCCGGAAGATATCGATCAAGCGCTTGACAGGTCGAGCATGTCGATATTTCGCGCCATGCTGAAAGGGTATGCTAAAAATCAGGAATATCAGGACGCATTATCTCCGTTTAAAACACCACACGTTTTTACAAATACAACATCGAGCGCCGGGGTGATCACACTTCCTGAAAATTATGTTCATCTGCTTTCTATAACAGCGCTCATATTCGACAATGACACCGAAGCAAACAGGCAATTACCTGTCGAGGTCGTCAATGCGGATGAACTGGCTGAAAGACTTGGATCACAATTAAAGCCGGTCACTTCGAATAAACCCATCGCGCATTTTATAGGCAAAGGCAAACTGCAGTTGTTCCCATCGAAACCAGCGGTCGGACAAGTTTGGTATCTCAAACGGCCAAACAAGCCTGAGTTTAAATACACGCAATCAGGCAGGGCGGTTACATACAACCCGTCTACTTCCGTTCAACTCGAATGGGGCGAAGTAGAAACGAACGCTGTGATTTACCAGGCATTGCAACTTCTCGGAGTGAATCTGTCTGACGAGCAGATGGTTCAGTACACTCAACTTAAACTATCTGAAGCGTGATAACCATTGGCAAAATAACAGAACAGGCTAAACGGCTGATCAAAGGCGGCAATCCGTCTGCGGGTAGCAATGTCTGGTCTGAAGAGATCCGGGAATACATCGGACAGTGCGTCAACAAGATGCTCAAATCGGAAGTGTTTACAACTGTACTACAGACCGGCGAAACAATACCGTCTGGTTGCATGCTCGCTACGTACAACGGCATTCCTGTGGAACAATACAAAAAGACCAGTCGGGCGAAACTCCCGGCGATGCCTGTCAGCCTGCCTCGCAACATGGGATTGTTCTATGTGGGAGATGATAGCGATGACGCTTGTGAATACATTCCGCTTCAACCCGGCCAGCGCAGGATTGTTTCTACGCAGTCGCTCTTAAACGAACTGTTGGGCATCACCTACGAACCGGAAGAAGGACATGTAGTATTCTCAAAAGACCTGTCAGATAAAACAGTCTGCATCAAACTCGTAGTTATGGACGCCTCAAAGTATGGCGACTATGATATTTTGCCACTGGCTCCCGATATGGAAAAAGACGTGATTGATATGGTGGTTGCAAGATTTACAAATCAGCCATCGCCGGATAAGATCGAAGACAGTGGGTCAGAACCAACTAAACAGCGAGGCCGATGAACAGCAATTTAAAGCAAGAAATGAATTCAAACTTTTCACTAGGAGATGCGGTTTGTGTCAACCTAGGAGTTGCGGGATGTGTTATTGGAGAGATATCAGGAGTTACTTTTAAATCCGGTCTTGTTAATTACAATGTTGTGGTTAGGCCATTTACGGACGAGGATGGCAATGAAAATATTACAGTAGAGCTCAACGACATAAGAAGCTATTTTATAGAAGAACCTACAGCAAGATTTCAAAAAGCCATTTATCCTAATGGGCGTAATGGGAAAAGTGAAGTAGGTCTCAAATTAGCACTCAACTGATGAGATACAAATCACTTCATGAAATAGCCAACAGCGTACTCTTTCAAAAGGGCTACAGTATCCACTGGTACGTTCAAGTGCTGAAACATGCGGCTGACTGTTTACGTGAACTGCAGTTTGACGTGATCGGGAATATTCGCACGAGAAAACTTGAACTGAATAATTACGGATCGGTTGAACTGCCTTGCGATTACGTGGATTACGTGCGTATCGGTACACCGTGGGGCGGGAACGTACGACCTGCAGCGCTTTCGTTCGGAGGCAATCGGTTGGTTAACCTGGATGAGAAGGGTAATAAAGTTCCATACGGCGGATCAAACTGGACCTACGGCAATGAATACGGCGCGTGGCTTTACCCGGATGGATTACATCTGACACCTCAGCGCGAAACGGACGGCTTTATGATAGTCAACGAGCGGCGCGAAGTTCAGTTTACAAATTACCGGGAGGGCGGTTTTATTATTCTGGATTACATAACGGATGGATCAGAGATTGACAATGCGACGCAAGTTGACCCATACGCGCAAAAAACTATTGAAACGTACGCAGAATGGAAAATGAAAATCGGCAGCGAAGACGAATACAATAAACAGTACCGGATACTCAGGGGCAGGAAAAACGACATAACCCCGGCCAGTGTACGCGCAAGTATGCAGGCTGCTTATGGTAAAGTGAAATGATTCAGAATGAAAAGAAATATCTCAGTGATGGCATCAATGCAGATGACGCACCTTTCGTCGTGGGCAAAGGTGAACTGATCAATGCCGTAAACCACCGCTTCGGAAGTTCTGATGACGGGGCGATAGGTTTTAATGAATCAGTGCCTGGCAATCAAGCGATCGACTCAAGTTATTTTCAACTGAACAGCGGCAGTCCTCTCGGGCAAGCAAAAGACGAAGTAAACAACCGCGTTATTGTATTTTACTATGAGCAGGCAAACAACCTGAAAGGCCAAATCTTTTGCATTGAACTTTCAACCATGACAGTCAGGCTCGTTTGTTATGACGGCCAGGTGAAAGGGGGGTTAGGTTTCACTCCATCTTCCTATATCAACGACGCATTTGTTATCAATGGCAAAGTGTACTGGGTTGAAAACGGGAACGATCCCCGGTCTTTAAACATTGATGCCGGGATAAAATCGAACGATTCGACTTATGTAACAAGTGTTGCACCGTATGAAACCATCGACCAGAACACAATTAGGCTAATCAAGAAAACGCAGAACCTGCCCCTTATGGTGCGCAAGGTTCAGGCTTCAACCATACCTGCGATCGCGTCATTCGATGGCAATCATTTGACTGACGCTTATCAATTCTTTGTTCGTTATATCTATCGGGATAATGAACGGTCGGTTATTGGACCTTATTCAAAACTGATTGAATACAATTACAAAGACTCGCCATTAAACGCCGTAGAAATCACGTTCAACTCTGCAGAGCCAATTCATCCTGACGTACAGATCATTGAACTCGGCGTGAGGTACAACAATATCGGCAAAGGCTACATCATCAAACAGTGGGACAAAGCAAACCCTACCGATGCTGCTGCTATTCTTTCTCACAACACAAGCGCTCCGCTTCGATATTATTTCTTAAATACTGAATCAGGAATTGCAGTTGATCCCATCGACCTGGCAAAACCATTCGATTCTATTCCGCTTCGGGCAAAAACCGCCGCTCTTGCGCGGAACAGGTATTTTCTCGGGAACAATCTATTTGGTTACAATACGCCAAAATCAACCAGTCTTGCCATTACCACTACTACGGTAGGTGGATCAGGTGGGATGCTGGCAACATGGTACACGTACAACACGAAATACAATTTACCTGGCGGTCGCAGCGTAACCATGCCAACCATTGTGGCGGACCTTGGACCTTCCGCGGCAAAGCGGTATCTCTTTTTTGAAGAAACGCAGCTGGATTATTCCATCGACATTACAAACGATGTTGGCTTAGTTAATACGTCTTTCGTTTACCCTACCTCAATTTCGAGCAGCAAGATCACTTTACAGACAGCAAATATTTCTGACATTGATTTACTCATCTCAAGACTTCGACGGGCTTTAACTGGCACCACAACTAATCTAACGCACACTGCGCTTGTCTCATCCGGTAAGACCGTCTTGGTTATAAACAACCTTACTGCGGGACAATCTCGGACATTTAAAAGCGGGAGTGCCGTAAAAGTGGGGGTCGTATTTTTTGACGAAGACAGAAGGAAGAGTGGCGTCGTTACAAACGATACGCTTCGCAAATCATTCCCGGGCAGACAGTTTAGTCAGATTGCTTTCAATAACATGCTCGGGTGGTCTTTATCCAACACGAACAACCTGATTGAAATTCCTGATTGGGCGAGATACTATGCCGTAGTGCATACTAAAGATCTCACAACAGACTTCTTCTTTCAGGGTCACGCTGTTGACATTGGGTACGCCGCAAAAGATTCAGCAGGGGTGTACACGTTCAACCACTCCGCAGGTCCTGGACCGGGTGGTTTCCCGCCAGCAGTAGTAGGTGTTGGGTTGAAGATTACCGACATGATCAGCTACGGTTTGGGATACACGTATGCTCAAGGCGATTTGGTCAATCTTTATTTTCCTGCAAGAGTGCCGGTCTTAAACGTCCCGGTTATCGGGCAATATGGCGATTGGATAATTATTGAACGGATTAACATTGGTGCGCTTGACGAAACTGTACAAGTCATTTTCGATGTGTTTACGCCGCATAAGGAATCAGTTAACGAAGGCTATTATGAAGTAGGTGAAATCTACGAGGTGTTAGATCCCGGCACCCCAACCCGGGCTTATTCAAAGACTTCAGGGATAATAAACGGTAATGTATATGCGATCAGCCGGGCGAAGAATTCAACCGATACCATAGCCGGTTTTTTTTATACAGCAGAGGCGATGTCGCCAAACGACAATTACTGGAAGAACTGGTGGACAGATGCGGGATGGATAAATATTGTTGATACAATCGGGCAGCAACGCAGACCAAACTCAGTTGCATGGAGCAATATTCTAATCCCTGGCACAAAATCAAACGGCTTAAGTTCATTCGATGCGCTTGACGTAAAAGATTTGCCAGTAGAAAACGGCGAACTGAATAAACTTATACTGGCTTCAAAAGTTCAGGACGAGGGAAGCGTGATGCTTGCCATTGGCCGAAACGAGACAGCCAGCATGTACTTGGGCGAAACGCAAGTTATCGACTCAGTCGGATCTTTGTCACTCACCGCAAGTTCTGCAGGTGTTATCGGAACAATCAATAACCTGAAAGGATCATTCGGAACGGTCAACCCTGAATCAGTAAAAGAGCATCAGGGTATTGTTACCTGGTTCGATGTGTTGAAAGGGAAACTTATTCAATATTCCAGCAACGGATTAACACCCATCAGCGATTACAAATTCACGAAATTTTTCCGGAAATACGCGAGGAAATATGTTCAGAACAACAGCACTTACAAGATTATAGGCGGGATTGATCCAACATCGGATGAATACCTGCTCTCTATGATCAGCGAAGAAGATACAGGCTTTTCAGGGCTGTTGCCTACAACTGGGCTGCCAAATGAATTCGATTTGTATGATGGCAAAACAAAAACACTTGGCTTTAAAATGGGCATGCAGAGATTTATTTCATCTTACCCATTTTATTACCAGATGATTATCAATTCCGGAACGCAGATGTACACGTTCATGCGAAGCCGGTTATTCAAACACTCTGATTCTCTTGTTCCGGATAATAATTTTGATGAACAGCAGTACACTACTAAGTTGATGTTTCTGGCAAACACTGACCCAAACAGGGTGAAAGTGTACAGCAACATTGCGATTGAAGCGAACATGCCTCCGGTCAGAGCGATCTTTTATTCTCTTGATCCGAATGAGCAAATCACCGACTTGGTTGAATCTGATTTCATCCTGAAGGAAGGCGTTTATTACGCCAATCTGTATCGGGATCGCTTGTCACCAAACGTCACAGGGTCTGCAGATCAGAAACTATACACAGGCGACAAGATCAGGTCAACAGCTCTCAAGGTTCAATTGGAATTTGCCACAGCGACAAAGAAACTGCAACTCAAATTCGTAAACATAGGGTATCACATTTCAAAAGGACATTCAACTTAAAATTATATGGAATTTATTTTCTGGTTCATCACGATCAACCTGTTATTGTCGTTTATTCCTAAGAGGTTTCGCTACCAACCCGATTGCCTGTTTATTGTTCCGGCGATCATGGGCGGTATTGCACTGGCCGGGGCGATTGTGAAAGGTGTGCAGGCAGCAAAACAAAACAGCCTGGCAAACGGCATCAATCCGAACGATCCGACTTACGAGGTGTCGCCTTATGCAAAAGCGAATCTTGGACTGGCTAACTCGTTGTATAATGGCAGGATGGCCGGGGCGACTGATCTGGAAAGAAACATTCAAGGCAATCAGGCGACAACACTTGGATCGATCAACCGTAACGCAACAAGCAGTTCACAGGCTCTCGCACTCGCCGGGGCTGCACAAGGTCAAACGAACGCTGCATTATCCGGACTTCAAACAACCGAAGCACAGAACAAATACGCTCTCGCCGGTCAGGTGGCAAACGCGAACCGTGATATGGTAAACGAAGAAGGCAAAGTTTATCAGGACCAGTTGCGTAAATACCAACAGGACGTTCAGGCGAAAGCGGCATTGCGTCAAGCAGCAGCAAATAATATGTCAGGATTATTCGGTGACCTAACATCCGGCGCTATGATCGCAGGCTCGATGGGTGCGTTCGGTGGTGGTGGCGGGAACATGGGTTTTGGTAACATTCCCAGTGCGCAGATACCCGGGTCAATGCCACTGGCAGGAATGGCAAACACGTCAGCCGCTTTAAATAATTACGGGCAACCAAGTATGCAGGCGCCAGTTCCACAGATTTCGGCACAGAACGGCATGGTTAGTCCCGGTGGATATTTCTTTAACCCTTTTGCAAGAAGATAAATGGCTTACTCGAACATTGATCAGGCAGTAACGATTCCGCAGAACCAGCAGTTAGCCGGATTTGCCCAGCAACTATATGCTCAGGGTGAACGGGACAGAAGACTTGCGCAGCAGATGGCAGAAGATGATCGCCAGCGGCAGGACACACTTGCCCGGTATGTTGGGCAAGAGTTCAACAACAAGGATTACATGACCGGGACGGTTGCTGATCCGCTCATCAATCAACGTATAGCCGACCAGAAGCAGAAGTATTTGTCGATGCTTTCTCAGAACCCTAAAATGAGCAACGCTGATCTGCAGTTCATGATGCAAAAAGACATTGGCGATTTGTCTTCTATGTCATCCGGATTAAAAAACGGAAACGCGAATATTCAGGCTCAGGCCAAAGCATTCTCAAAATATCCAGGGGTAGATTCAAACGCTATTGAACAGATGGCAAGAGCGAGAATGCTGTATGATATTGATCCTAAGACCGGGGCAAAGAAAATGAAAGACCCGGCGACTATAGATTACAGCAAAGATTACGTGTCGGAAGTTATTATGGAACATCCCGAAGTAATTACCAAAGGAGATTCTGGCCTACGCGCATACCTCAAAGGATTTCAATTAAGCAAAATCGGGAACTCTGAGCAATTCGAAAAAGACGGAGTAACCAGAAAGCAGGTTTACACTTTAGAAAAACCTGACTTCATGGAAGAAGTAAGAGATAAACGAGGCTGGGTGACAGGGGCAAAAGTGAGAAGCGAAAACATTGCCGGGGTTGAAGTGGCAAGCCAAGATGTTTATGAAGCGTTTAATACCGACCCTTCAACTTCCATTTATTTGCAATCACGTTTCAAGGATTGGAACAAAAACAGTAAACAAAAAATTGACCCAGCCTCACCGGAGGCTGATATTGTAAAAAGAAAAATACTTTTTGATGAACTGCAACAAAAAGCAGTCACAAAATTTGACGCTGGCTCAACTCAAAGTAACAATACATTGGTCGATAAACAACAGATGGGCATCCCGCTTCAATCATACCGGGCGGGGTTGTCAGATGCTGCAAAACTGCTCAAAGAAAATCAGAAACTCGAAGGACTGGATACAGGACTGCTCATGCGCGGACTTGGCGGCGAAGCGACTGTACTTGAAGGTGCGCCGACTGTCGAAGTAAACGGCAGGCCACAGTACGATATGACCAGTACCATCGGCGGAATGAAGGTGGGGTATGACAAAGAGAGAAAACCTATTTACGCGACAGGCGTTTTCGTCGATCCGATCACAAAGAAGATAACCCTACAAACAGCGGATGGCATGAAAGAATACGCTGGCAAAGATATTCGCCGGATGATCAAGCAGGTGTCAGAATATAACGGGGTAACGCTGGATAAAGCAGACAAAACCTTGAATCTGTTCATGGACAACCAGGGAAATTACAAAGGCAGCAACGGCGACCTCGCAGCATTGCAGGCACAACAAGATGTGCAGCGTCTTCAGTCGAGGAAAGAATTGCAAACGACCGCGACGCAGTTTGAATCGTCAAAAGACATTACTCAGCTCGAAGCGGTCAAGGGGCAGTCTCTCAAAAACGGGACGATTATCAAAGACTTCGGTGAACGTGGTGCCATTAAACGGGGGCTCGGCATGGACCCATATTACATCACCCTTGAAGACGGTTCAACCAAAACATTCAAGACAGCATTTCTTCTTTCGAAATACATCAAAGACAACCTGAAGTAAATGCCAGATCCGATAAAAGATTTACAGGCCGGGCTTAGTGATGACAAACTGAAGCAGAAATACAAGATGTCAGACGACGATGTTTTTAATCTGCGCAAGTTCAGTTATGTCACAACCAAAGGCGGGGCGTCGGTAGATGATGCGCTGGAACTATACCCAACCGTATCGAAATACGTTAAACCTGCCGGTAGCAAAACACCGATTGCGTCAGAGATTGAAACATTCGATCCGAAGAATCTAAAAGTCGGCAATGATCAACCCGTTATGCCTAACGGTAAAGCGCAGCCGGACATCACACCTGCATTAAAAAAACAAATGCAGGACAATGCACCTGCGTTCAGTTTAGGGCAAGCCATCGCGTCGCAACCTGCCAAAGAATTGATTGCACAAGAAACGGGCGTTCCGGTTAATATGCAGCGGACGCTTGACCCGGTTGCGGCACCCGAACCGAAAGAAGATAAGCAAGCAATAAAGAATCAGGAGGATGCGGATATACTGTACAGCACTCCGCAAGGCAGGATGTATTATGATCTGATTCAACCGATCTGGAAAACAGCAACAAAGGCTGGTGGCAACATAGCTGCTGCAGTAGTTCGCGGGTCCTCAATGGTAGTTAACCCACTTAACAAAGCGTTGGGGAATGACGAAAAATCTGCTGCTATAGCTGATGGGCTGGTTGATTATTTCGATTTTGACAGACGAGCAAAAGAAAACCGAACCGATGCAGCGATATATGCCACACCTACAAAACTGCAAGGCAATCTGATCAACGACGGCAAAGTCAGTACAACTAAGCTGATCCCGAAAACGATTGAGAACCTAACCAACATGGCAATTCTTGTCGGCGGCGGCGGCGTAGGCAAAGGTGCGTTATTCGTGAAGTCATACCTCATGACTGAAGAAGATTACCGCAAGCAGGGGAAAGACGCCGGACTAAAAGGCGGACAACTCGATGCGTTTGCAACCGTTGCTGCCGGTTTAACTTCCGTTCTCGAAGGCATCTCACCCAACAACGCAGCGCTTGGACAGTTTAAACCAAAACTGGTTGCCGCAGCTGTGAAAGACATTAAAGCAGGAGTAAGTGTTACGACGGCGCTCAAACGTGCTGCAAAAGAATACGGCAGCGAGAATGCAAAAGAAGTTGGTCAGGAACTTTTTCAAAACTTCGGTGATCATGTAGTGAAGAAAGTTTCAGACGAATCTTTCGACTCGCAGTTCAATGACAACATGCAGTACAAGGACGTGCAGAAAGAAGTGCTGGAAACGGCGCTTATGACTATTCTCCCGACTACGCTACTCATGACGCCAAGTGCCATTCGCCAGTACAGACCGAACAATCAAACAATATCATCGCTTGATTTCGCGGCAGATAATCAAGAGGTTTTTAACCAGGCTGTAGATAAATCAGTCGCGTCCGGCCAGTTCACCGATACTGATGCGCAGACAATGAAGGATAACGTTGGCCTGTATTCCACAAAGGTCAAGCAGATGCGCGAGATGGGTTATTCCCCGGACCAGTCTGCACGTATCGCCTTTGCTGCATACAAGGATGCCAAAACCAAAGTCGGCACTCAGGCAATCACTGATTCGCCGGTACTGAAAGCAACACTTGGCGCTGAAGCGAAAAAGGACGAAGAGCAGCTGCAGAACGAAGTGAAAGACGCGGCCATGGGTATTCCTGAAGTCGGAACAGAATTGTCAGGAGTTGACTTGTCAAAAATTGTCAACAACACACCAAATAGCCCATCCACATTAGTCGATCAGATCAAAGACAAAGATTACGTAGTAGACGAGATTGATTTGCAGGAGAAATATGACAACGATCCTGCTTTCAAATTACAGGTTGAAGCGGCCAAAGAATCAAAAGAAGATCCGGAAGGTTTGCGAACACCTGCCATCATCGACCAGTCAGGTGAAGTGTTGGACGGAAACAAGCGACTTGCACAGCAGTTTGCGGATGGCGAGACTACAGCCAGGGTGTTCAGGGAGTTAAAAGCAGAACCCGATACTAAACCATCGGTGATTATGCCGCAGGATAATAAGCCTATTGAAACAATAACTATTCAGGCGGAAGAACCTGCCATCGGTACAACCGATACCAGCTCTGAAACCCCATCGGAAGTAGTTGATACAGAACCAATTGAGCCTATTGACCCCGACGCGGTTGATTACGAGGCACCTGTCACCAATTACGAAAAAGCCAAATCCATTGCGGATAAAATGAGGGCGTTTGCTTCATCCATTGAAGTTGATGCGAACGCAGCATACTCACGTCCCGACGTTATTCCACGTGCTATGCTGGCTACCGGTATTCGTCTCGCAGCCAAAGCGGTCGAAGCGGGTGGAGCCATTGCGGACGGCATTAAAGCGGCGGTTGATTACATCAAGTCGCAGAACACAGGGATGGATGATAACATGATCCGAGAAGAAGTGGTGAATGCTATCGTGGGTGCCGGGATAAAGCAAGCCCCGAAACGCACAAGCGTAAAGGCATCGATTAAAGGTGCCACGAATACAACGGTTAAAAACAAGATCGTTACTGTTGTAAATGAACTTGACGCCTTACGCAAACAGATCAAGGAGAAATACAAAACGATTGTCGCGAATGAACTCAGGGCAAACATTGATGATCTGCTGAATAAAGCCGAAGAACGGGGCGCATTTACTTCCACCGCCAAAGCAACAGCAGTAGCCAGTATCGCGCGTATTCTCAACAAAGCGACTACCCCTGCCAAATTATTGAAGGCTGTCGATAAGATCGGAAAGGTCATCGAGAATGTTGAATATGAGAAAGACCTGAACCAGGCGAATGACACCCGTTCGAAGATTGCCAAAGCGATAAAGGGAAAATCACTAACCAGAGCAGCATCCAATGTTGAAACAACCAAAGCGTTCCTTAAGATCAAGCCTGAGAATGTTTCTGACCTGGCAGCTTACAACGAGATCGCGGCAAAGGTTCTTGAAACACAGAAAGCAGCATCGGTAAAAATCGTTGAGGGTAAAGGCGTGGCGAAAGACGAAGCGGCGACCCTGGCGAACCGAGACATTCGGAAATACACCGACGATCAATTAACCTTCGCGGAAGAACAAGCAAAACAAAAGACCGCAGAGAATTACCAGGATTTGGTTGACATCGGTGTAATCGATCCTAACACAATGTCGCTGGAAGAAATGCAGGCAATTATCGACGGCATAAACGATCCTGCTGCAACGCCTGAACAGATTCAGGACCTTAACAACTCGAAGCAGAAAGAAAAAGAGAACGCTTTCCGTCAGCTGATCGAAATGCAGCAATCCAGCTTGCAAGAGATGATGGACGATGTAGCGTATCTCGATTTGCTTACCCCGCAGGAAGATGTGCTGGTTAGAAAAATACTGGCACTCGATCCAAAAACACTGTCTATTTCACAGATGGTCCGGATGAACGACGTGATCAACAACATCATAGCCAACGGTGAGTTTTTTGGAGCGGGGGAACTTGCGATACTGTCTGACATGCAGGCTGACAATAAAACCATGGCGACTGAGATTAAGGCGTCCGGAATCAACCTGAGCAAGTTTGCTGATAATCTATTCGGCAGGATGGCGAAAGGGTTTGCATCGGTTCAACTCATGTTTGAGTTTATCGCCAAAAGTACGAAACTCGCGTCCAGGATGCAGCAGTTATCAGGTATTCGGGCAGTGTTCAACGGGCATTCTCGCGCAACCGTTACGCAGGAAGCAACATTGGCAGAGTACGATAAACTGAAGCGAAGCATGGGCAAGCGTCTCGACGAACCTGAGAACAGGTATCGCCGGGGAGTGTATGCCCGTATCGTTCAGGATCTCGGCGGAACGGCTGAAGACATTAAAGCAGAGTTCGACAGGGTAAAACAAATCATTCAATTTAGTTACGAAAGGCTGAGCGCTTCTGAAGACAAAACGGATATTCAGGAAGGCAAGGTTCTACAGAAAGTGTATGATGAAATCCTGAAGGATTCTGAATCAGCAGCAGACGTGCGCTCTAAACTGGAAACCATCGAACCAGCCAACATTAAACTGGTCGAGTTCTGGCAGAACAAGTTCGGCGAACGTGTTGACGAAGTTGCTGCCAGTTCAGAAATTTACAACAACAAAATATTCGAACGGTACAACAATTACACGGCGACCAAAGCAAAAAAGATCAACGGGGAACCAATCACTTCTGAGCAGGAAGATATTTTTAAAGTCACCATGTCAAGCAAGAAGCTGGACGTGTCGCCTTCCAAAACTAAACTCAATCGTATCAAGACGGGGATGCTTCCAGCAGGGACTGTATTTGATCTTGATTTTGATTCTGTCCAGGCTGAAAGGTTCTTCCAGACAAACTACGATCTTGAAACGGCGCCTGCCATTGCGAAGGTTCGGGCATTCTTTGATTCACCGGATTCTGCAAAGTTACTCGGCGGTCAGAAGAACAAGAATACCGTCATGGAGAATATACGGCAAGCAGTACTGAAACAAAAGAACAAACAGTTGCCAGCGCCGGAAGCAGAACAGAACTTTGTAAAGTTGCTGAATGTGCTGCAGGTCAAAGGCGCACGTATCGCACTTGGCTCACTGTCTCAGTTGCCAAAGCAGTATTTGTCCGTAGCCAGCTCAACACTTGCGAATCTCGGAACTGATCTGCCGCTGTACTTTAAAGCATTCGGCGTATCGAATAAGATTAAATTATTCGATCTATCCAGCATCGCTACACGTGGAGGCGCAAAGGCTGGGTATAATCACGACGCTGATGTAGCGGCAATCGAACGGTCCATCACGGCCAATGATATTCGTCGCAATACAAAAGAAGTCATGAACACGATGGCGAAGATTGCCGAGTCTTCCATGAGCGCACTGGTTAAATCAGATGTAAGCGTTGCCCGTACTTCATGGCTTGCCTACTACATGCAGGATCTTAAACGCCAGGGAACGGACATTTCTACAATCGACTGGAACAAAGCGCACGAATCGTTCAATGAAGAAGCGGCGGCCTATGCAGAACAAATGGTCAGCCGGTCACAGAACCCGAATAACAATACCGAACTCGCAACATATTACCGCGACACAAAAGGGCTTGGTTCGGTGCTGAAAAATCTGGTACTCCCGTTCAGTTCATTCTCTACCAACCAGCGCGTAAGAATGACGAACGATATGCAGAAGATATGGAAAGGCGGGAATAAAGCAGAAGCGGCACGATCACTCGCAGCGACCGTTGTAGAAACAGGCGTATTCAACGCGATCAAGATTTACGCACTATCTGGCTGGATTACAACTCCTGCGTCACAATTCTTAGCATCCGTGTTCGGCATGTGGGATGAAGAAGATGAAAAGAAAGTAGATGACTACCAAAGCGTTGACATCAAGGTAGGCGAATCTACATTCAACGTCAGCGACAAACAGAAGCGTCTTGTAGCAAACATGATGAATGATTATTTATTCTCCGGGTTGGGCGGAGCAGTTCAAGGAGCCAGTCAAAAAGGAATGAACTGGATTTATTCGAACATAGCTAGTGAAGAATATCCAAACGGCGGCAAGGCCAGTAAATCTCCGAAACTATTCTACGAGTTTGACGATTCAAAAAACGGCGGGTTTAGTTCATGGGGAATGTATGGCATCCTGCCAACGCAGGTTAACGCACTTTCAAAGAATGCAGAAGAAGCGATTCTGGGGCAGACTGACAGGGTTGTAAAAGGCGGCATGGGCGATAAAGTCGTAACCGAGAAAACTGAGATTACCACACAGGAACAGCAAGCCGCAGCATTAAACTTCATGATTAATTCATTCGCCTTGTTCGGAATAGGTGACGCTGAAGTCACAAACATCAACCGTAAACTTGGTGCTATCATGGAAAAGAAGATGAAAGCAAGGTACGGCGGGGAAAATACAATTACCATTTCCAGTAAAGGCAAAGGTCAGCCGCAGTCGTCCGAAGGCAATCTGCCGTGATAATTAATAAATTCCAAAAAACAAGTCTAATTTTATATTAGTTACGAATCATAACCCTATGAACTACACGGAAAAAGATTTCAACGGGTGCCTGTTTAATCCGCTCAAGAAAGATTTGTTCAAGACTTATCCGAGGTTGAGCGAGATGTTCCCTGATGGGGTGTCTAATTCGGACACGCTTGCAGTAAAATACATTATCTGCATGTATGATCCGAAGTCACCCTTTATTAAAGAGTACAGCGACCTCACTGTTAGAAAACAATCTGCCGCGTTATACGCTGGATATGAGTTGCTTTCGAACCAAGTGATTTTAGAAAGCATGTTTCAGTTCTCGGAAGACAGGTTTACAGTAGCTGTTGATTATTTCTTGAGAATGTTTGTGAGGTCAAGGCTTTGGGCAATGATCATCAGCATGGAACAGGTGTGGTGGGGTTTTAATAATCGCATTACCAAACCTGTTAAAGCTGAAAAAGACAAAGAGGAGCTGCAGGCGTATCAAATTATTTCCACGATAGGCGATGAAATGGATAAGTTAAATGATAGGTTGGAAGGTTATTACCGCAAATTCTACAGCGAGGATGATGCCCTGCTTGACGCTGCGAATAAGATCCACAGAGTTTCACCCGAATCAATTGCGATAAATGGAAAATAAATCCTGTATAAAATGCGGTAATCAGAAGTCTATCAACGAATTCTACTTCAGAAAAGATAGTCAGAAATACCGAGATGAATGCAAATCGTGTGTTTCAGAGAGGAGCAGGATATTTCATCATGCCAACATTGATTCTAATAAGAAAAGGCAAAAATTATACAGGGACAATAATAAAGAGTCACTTAACGCATCAAGTAAGCTATGGCGGGAAGCCAACAAAGAGAGGGTTACAAAGAATCATTTGATTTATAATGAGTTGAACAAAGAGCAAATAATTTTAAAAAAAGCTGCCTTTTACCTAAAAAATAAAGACCGGATTAACGCTCAAAAAAAAGAATACAATTTAAGAACTGCAGAGAAAAAAAGAGAGAGGCAGCGAAAGTACGACCTAGAAAACAAGCAACACCTTCGAAAAAAAAGAAGGGAATGGGAAAACGCAAGGCTGGATTCTGATCCGGAATACAGGATAAGCAAGAATGTCCGGCGAAGAATTACGATGGCGTTAAAAACAGGAACCAATGGAATACGCACATGTCAACTGATCGGGTGTTCTATACCTGAATTAAAGTTACACTTAGAGTCTCAGTTTTCGGAAGGGATGTCGTGGGACAACTACGGGCAATGGCATATTGATCACAAAATCCCGTTGAGTTGGTTCAATCTTACAAACGAATCCTGTCTGATGACTGCGCTAAATTTCAGAAACCTACAGCCACTATGGGGCATAGATAACATTAAAAAAAGCAACAAGGTCGCGCATGTATTATCCTATTAAAGACGGATCGGTTGAAAAGATATATGGCTATGAATGCCAATTGCCGCCTGTTGGGTATGGGAAAAATGTGGTCAATGGTGAACTGGAATTTGTTGGCATTGCATCGTCGTCGTCAATAAAAAAAGAACAGGTATGGGTTAGAACAGAACTGCCGAAAGACTGGAAAATAAAGCGGGGAAAAGAGTTGTTAAAAATGTCTAATGACCCGGACTACATTGACCCTGCATTAGAGCAATTTAGGCAGCAAGAATGGAGAAGAAGGTTATGTGGGTATTGGTTTATGAATAATGGCATCCCGACCTATATCACAGGATTAAACTATTTCTATGCCACATGGTGGAAGTTGGATGGCATATACCCCGATTACCGAGACTCTGACCGAAAATACTATTATGTCGTAGCGTACTGTATCGAAGATCCCCGTTGTGCCGGGTTGATATATGCAGCTAATAGACGCGCGGGTAAAACCTACAAAGGCACCTGTTTACTCTTTGAATACATTTCCAGATCACAGGATAAGTATGCTGGTATTCAATCTAAAACAGGGGCAGACGCTAAGGCTGTTTTCTCAAACAAGCTAATTAATAGCTTTTACAATCTGCCTGATTTTTTCCGTCCCGTGTTTGATACAGGCAAATCCATCAGACCGTCTGCTGAATTACGTTTTCAAAATGCGAATAAGAAAGGCGCGAAGGCTGTTTTGGATTTTGGAAAAGTCGAACTTAATTCTTGGATTGACTGGAAATCTTCTGAAAAGTTTGCTTACGATGGCGCGAAACTTCATAGATATCTTGGCGATGAAGTGGGAAAAACCCCCAATGAGGTAGACGTATATGCCCGTCATCAAGTTGTAAAATATTGCCTTACGCAAAATGGGCAATGGGTTGGTTTTGCGATTTATACAACAACGGTCGAACTAATGGAGTCAGGCAACACATTCCAAAAAATGTGGATGGATAGTGACCCTCAAGTTCGTGACAAGAACGATCAGACAAAAACAGGGTTGTACAGATATTTTATTCCCGCATTTGAAGCAACCAGCTTTGACAAATACGGTATGCCAAATGTGGAAGAGGACAAGCTATTTTACCTCAATAGAAGGGCTGCGTTATCTGGTAACGATCTAACTTCCGAGATAAAGAAAAACGCCTTTAATGAACACGAGATGTTCATGACCAATGGCGAGAAGTGCCTGTACAATTCTTTGAAACTTAACCAGCGGCTTGACGTGCTTTCCTGGAACGAAACAACCGAACGCGGGAATTTCGAATGGAAAGATGCTGTCAGAGATTCAGAAGTGTTGTGGGTTAAGACAAAAAACGGTAGATGGGAAATGCCATTGGGATTTTCTCTTGCTGTTCCAAACAATACGATACATCGCGGCAACGGGTATGTGCCGGGGAATAAAATGCGATTCATCTCGGCGGTTGACCCGTATGATCATGATACTACGCAGGACGATGGACGGCAATCAAAAGCAGCAAGTTTCGTTTTGCAGAAAAACAACCCCCTGGACGGAGACAATCCGTTCAATAAAGCATTCGTGTGCAAGTATCACGCAAGGCCAGCTATGGCAAGCATGATGTACGAGGACATGATTATGCAGTCGTTCTACTTTGGCTCTCCATTGCTTTATGAAACCAACAAACCGGGGATCAAACGATACTTCTTTGATCGGGGATACGGCGGGTTCCTGATCTACATACCCGGATACAAAGAGCCTGGCATTCCATCAACGCCTGAGAATAAACAAACACTGGCAGAACTCACAGAGGAGTATGTTGAGAACCATATTGAAAAAGTTTTCTTCAGTTCGCTTTGTGTGGACTGGTTAAACTTTGATCTCAAGAACACACAACCTTCCGATGAAGCTATGGCAGCAGGATGGACGCTGGTAGCAGATATGCAAATCGTATTTAAACGTGAATCTTCCAGCACCCGCGAAGTCACCGATTATTTCAGAATGAAAAAAGTAAGTTAATGTATCCTGATCCAAACATAGACCCGAAGACGAAAGACAAAACATTCATGCTGGCCTACGCAAAACAGGCATGGCGAGACAGCGTGAGCAACAACACGTCGACCGGGATCGCGTCAAGCATCTTTTATGGGGCGTCGCAGAAATACGAGACGTTGAAAAAGTATGCGCTGGGTAAACAGGATACGAAGAAATACGGACTGCCTTATGTTGACAAGGACGGCAAGACGTTTGCAACCGGACTTGATCTTACAGTTCGTCCGGTGATCTCTAAATACCGGGATATTGCCATCAGTAAATTGCAGCAGCGGCAGTATAACATCGTTGCTACGCCTATTGACGCACTTGCGAAAGACGAGACCGAAAAGTTCTTCAACGAAGCGAAGGTTAAGATCATGATGCGGGACATGGCGAAACAGGCCAATCCGGAATTACTTGATTCGCCACAATTGAAACAAGAGCCAGGTGAAGCGGAAGACCTGGAAGAACTCGACATGCAGAAGGATTACACCTACAAGCATAACATGGCGATGGAAGCTGAAATGGCGTGGGAACTTGTAGCGGACATGAATGATTTCCCGGAAGAAAGAAACATCACCATCACGAACTGGTATGACTACGGCGTAGGTGGGTACAAAGAATGGAACGACGAGAACGGGAACACATGCGTTCGGGCTGTTAATCCGGCGAATATTATCTGCAGTCGGTCGGTTCGGGCAGACTTCAAAGATTGCACCCATTTTGGGGAAGTGATCGAAGTGAATGTTTCGGAACTAGTGCCTTTATTTACAAAGGACGAACTTGATATAATCAAGAATGCAAACGATCAGAATGCATATCGACCAACCGCTACATTCGGCACAAAAGAAAAGTCAAAGGTTTACGTGCTTGACTTGGAGTTTATTTCTACAGACGAGATGGTATTCTCGCAACGTGTAAACAGCAAGGGCAATCTTGTCTTTGGCCGGGATAAATACGAATACAAAAGGAAGGACACGAAAGTTGTTATTGACGGGAAAGAGGTGCCAAAATTTTCAACCCGCAAAGTTCAGCAGGTATATAAATGCAAATGGATCATTGGTACCGAATTCGTCTACGATGAAGGGCTGGCTACTAACCAGAAGCGCGAGAAATCGAATCTTGCAAAAGCCTGCCTTAGTTACCACTTGTACGCCTTCAACTTTTATAACATGGTGGCTGTCGGTGTAATGGAACGCCTTGTTCCTACACTCGACGAATACCAGGAAACGGTTGTGAAGATCCGCAACTTCAAAAACAAATGGATTCCGTATATCATTGATATTGACATGGACGCGCTGGAAAACGTTGCGTTAGGTCAGGGCGGCCAGTCGATGAAACCAATGGAACTGATTGACATGATGTTCCAGACGAACGTTATGCTTTCCCGAAAACGCGATGGCAGTACCGGCAACATCAATTACAAATCTGTAGATGTTCAGCCAACACCAATGGCAAATGAATTTGCGGTATTGCTGCAGGACTTGTCACGCCTGCTTCAGGAGATCAGCGATTTATCCGGGTTCAACCAGCTCACAGACGGCTCGACGCCAAACGCGAAAACCCTTGTTCCTGTGGCAAATTCGGCTATCGATGCTACCAACAATAGCCAGTACCCAATCATTCGTGCTGACAAGAACGTAAACGCCCGTCTCGCAAAGGGATGTATTCAGCGTGTACAGGCCGCTTTAAAATCAGGCAAGACGGTTCAGGGTGTTATAAAAGATGCGCTCGGTTCCAATACGGAGAAATTCTGGCAGGCATCACCTGATCTGAAACTATACGAGATCGGCATCATGGTAGAGGACAGGCCAACCAATCAGGAGTGGTCAATGCTGATCCAGGATCTCAATCTGAAAGATGCGCAAGGACAGGTTGATCCGTCCGTTAAGGTTATGATTCGTAACTGTCGCAGTCTGAAGCAGGCTGAAATGTTACTTGCTTTCCACGTTAAAAAGAAACGCGAGAAAGATCAGCAAATGGCAATGCAAAATGCGCAACAGACCGGTCAGATTCAGATTCAATCAGCACAGGCAGCAGAGAAAGCAAAGCAGGAAACGTTGAAAGAAGAATACCGCTTAAAGAAAGAACTTGCTGATTTAGAAAAAGATTGGGATTATAGAATAGCAAAATTAAAATCAGATAACGCAAACGCTATTCAGCAATCATCTGCCGGAATGAAACTAGCAGGCACCATGATGCAGCAGGATCACGACGAAAGGAAAAGCAAAATCGAACAGGGGATAACTGTTCCGGAACCAGCGCCACAGCCCACGATGGAAGAGATGCCTATGGAGCAAATGACTGAGCCACCCACAGAGCAATTAATTTAAAAAACCTGCCGTAATATTTGCAACGTATTGAAAAAAGTGTTTGAGTTTTGTAGTTACGAATCATAACTATAATTCTTGTTCTATGGAAGGTGTTTATAAACAAACAGTAACAGTTGAAAAAATCGCATTCAACGATTCGATTAAAAAGAAACTGAAGGCCGGAGAAAAAGCCGTAAACGCTGACGTTAAACTTAACGAAGAAGGTGAATTCACTTCCTTTCGTTCTGTAAACAACCTGCAGACCGCAGTTAAAGAAGGCCAGTCGCTTATCACATTTGCTGATGGCAGCCAGAAACTTCTGACTGAAGAAGATGCAAAAGAAAACCTGACCGTTTCAAAGAAGAAAGAAACAGCAGAAGATGAAACAGCGCAGGTTATTGTGAAAACAACAGACGGCACACAAACGATTCTTGACGCTGAAACTTCAGCCGATATTTTGAAAGGCGACGACTCCAAATCCGGGAAGAAAAAATAAGATAATCCGTACCCTAAAAAACCCTAATGGAATATCCCGGAGAATTTAAAGGAGCGACCGCAGAAACGATTCGCATCATTGATCCCAACGCAGCGCCAACGCCAACCCAGGAAACCGAGACGGTAACTCCCGAGGTTCCAGCACAGACGCCAATAGTTGATACGGTAGAATCTACTCAGCCAGCAGAAGTAACGCCCGACGTTACGCCAGCCGAGCAGCCAACACCAACAGCACCGCCTCCCGCTGTCCCCCAAGAGGCTACGCCCCCGGTAGTACAAAAAACCTGGAAAGATCTTTTAAAAGAGGATGGT